AGCTGGTGACTTCTTCAATGATGAGATGGAGGGTGTAACTAGAGAAAATGTGGAGGAATTACTTAAAGGTTATTTATCAAATACTTGGTATCAAGAGTTTGGTGAATCGGAAGGTAATTTCCATAAAAAATTAGTAGTTAATGTAAATTACCAAAGATAAAAAAGTCGGGAGTTACCCGACTTTCTTTTTTGTTTATGGTTTTTGGTTTAGTTTTTAATTATCTTAAACATATCGTTATTAACTCTCAACATGTATATACCGGATGGTTGGTCAAGTAAATTAATTGTTTCTTGTATTGAGTTAACTTGTCCTGAAACAACCAACTTACCGTTAACATCATACACACCGTAAGTTTCCCCTAAATATTTTTTATCTGAAATAAATGTAACGTTTTCGTTTGTTGGGTTTGGGTACACATTAAGTTCTAATTTAATTTCTTCTTGGATGTTAGATGTATTGTCTTTGATACATCTGATTGAATGACCTACCCCTCTTCCGGTTGGGTACATTCTGATGTAATCACCTATAATGTGAATTGTTTTTGATCTAACCCCAAATCCACCATCCATATCCCAAGAAACTGTATCTTTGGTCCAGAAACCATTTGTAAAACCCTCACCAAAATAATTAATGTTTGAGTACTGGAACTCATCACTCCATTGGTGATAAACAAACCCGGATGGTAATCCTGACCATCTTGTTTGGTTGTTACCTTCCAAACCTGAATCCCAATATTCATTAGTTAAAAACTTCTTTCCGGATTGGTCATTCATTACACCGTCATTAATGTAATTCTCGTTATAATCCAATAGATCCAATGTGTTGGAATCAACAAATGAGAACATCTCGTAGTAATCCATAAAGGTGGGAACTTTATATCCGGTGGGACACACATTTCTTTGGTCTCCAGCGACATACCAATTGTATAATCTACCGTATTGATTCATAAGGGATGTGTCCATATTGTAATAACTTTGGATTGGCGTTCCATAATCTGGACTCTGAAGGTTAACGTGTGACCACCAATCAAAAAGTGATGTAGTTTCATAGATTGGGTCCCCGTTGTTGAATCGAGAAACTTTTAGGTTCTCTTTTAACCAAACCTGGTCTCCAATCTGAACTGTGTTGTACTGGTTTCCATCGATATCAGAAACTATTTCCTGACTAAAAATTCCCGATGTCATCATCAAGAAAAAGATAAAAATGGGTAGTGTTTTCATAATGGTAAATTTAAATTATAAATCAAATATACAGGTTTTTTTTATATAAACAAAAAAAATCCAAGTTTTTTTCTTGGATTTTTAAAAATTTATCTAAATTTAATTTTTATGCTGTCTTAACAAAGACTTTGTAAAGATCACAAATGGTGAACTGTGTTGTTGCGTCACTTCTTTCAAATGTGAACTGATCCCCAACATATTCAAGTTCCCCTTGGTATATGAAAGTTTTACGTGTTCCATTTTGTTTGTTTTGTACTTCTGTTTCATCACCATCCTCAGTTGGGGTATCGAACAATAATAACACACTGATTCCACCCATATCTTCAAACTTACTTAATGGTACACCTTGGTAGGTAACCTCCAATACATGTTTAAATGGGTATGTTGTAGATCTAATTAACCCAAATCCTTCACCAGAATTACCTAATTTAATATCTTTATTACCAAAATTAACCATCGGTTCGATAATGAAGTTTGTATGTCTTTCAATCTCATCACCATTACAGTCAACTGTTTTTGTTTCATATTGAGTAACTTCAACATAACCATCCTCAGTCATTAAATTTTCAATGTCGTCAGTTATTTCTGGATTTCTACTTGAAAACCCAACTGTATCGTCTTGGATTTCATCTTCAGTCTCATCGTCAATATTTTCCTCTTCTCCGGGTACTGTTGTTGATACAGTGGTTACTTCAGATTGTTCATTTAAATACTGTTTTAAGGAAGCTTTTTTGTGCATATTAAGGATTCGATCCTTTTCGTCCTCGGTAATTAAAAATAAATTTTTTTTCATTTTTTTTTATTTTATTATTTTTATTGTTGACGTAATTTAATGTTCTTAACGTCCTCAGTTCTAATGTTCTTCAATGAAAGAGTCCCATGTGAGTTTTGGTTAAAATATCCCATACTGTGGAAATAAGTCATCATATAGTATAAATAGTCTGGAACTAGAATATTTTCGTCCATAACTTTAATTCCTATATTTTCTGAACTAAATTCTTTTGTTGGTTTACCAACCTCCTTTTCACCACCTTTTCGTATCAACCAAAAATCAGCTTCAGGAAAGTTTAATTTAATTTCACAAACGTCTTTTAATCTCATTTTTATTTTATTTAGTTAATAACTCATTTGCTCTAGTAATTGCTAAGTCTTTTGTTTTAAACCCACTCTCAATAGTTTTTTTAGAGTGTATTATATTGTAAACTGTTGATGATATGTCTGGTTTTGAAAACTTAAACTTTGATTCTTTCTTTGGTTTATAAGTGTCTTTAGCGTAAATGTCATAAAACCCAACTTTACAAATATATCTACCTTTTTGTCCAGATTTTGTTGCCATATTAAATTACTTTAAAAACTTTAATTTATATACGGTACTAAATATCAACTCTTGTACTGTATCAATTTGATTTTGGATGAATGAATCCTCACAACAAGATCTACTATCTTCGATCATATCATTTAATTCCTCAAGATAACCGATAACGTCATTAACTGATGTATAGGTTTCCAATTCAAAGGTTGAGTAGTTTTTTAATAATCCATATTTACCTTGATATGATTCAGTCAATCCGTCAACTAAACCACCTATGGAATCATAATAATCCTGTAAAGCTTTGTGTGTAGCGTAAGATCCGGGACCTTTAACACTTAAATGAAATACATGTGTTTGTATTTGTGAATGAAATAATTTGGAAATCATCTCACAAAAATCATCACTTGTTGCTCCATTATCTTCGTAATCCATATCAGTATCGTCGTCTTCGTTGTCATCATCGTCCAGGTCCATGTCTTCTTCCTGTTCGTACATTTTTCTTTTCTGAATTTCTTCGTAAAGTTTTTTAACTAAATCATTATCCATAATATATAATTTTATTAATAAATACTATGAAATTATCATTTGTTATAGGAATTTGATTTCATTTGTTACAGGATCCCAATCAATGTTCCAAGGTAACTGAGTATAGGAATATCTTTCATTCAAGATAGAAGCATTAAAATGGTGTGTAAATCCGTCAAAATGATATCCATATCCACTATGTATATGTCCACAAATATGTATTTTTGGTTTGACAACTTTTATTCTTTCAGTTAATAATTCACAACCCAAATGAACACCTCGATTACCCTCAACATCATCTAAAACTCCCCAAGCTGGTCCGTGTGTTATTAATATGTCAATACCTTCTGGTATCATATCCCATTTTGATTTTAATTCTTCACCATTACGTGGAAGATTAAACGCCCAGTTATAAAATTCTGGTTGCCATGGACTACCCCAGATTTTAACTTCCGGACCATCACCTTCTTGTATTGACATTGATTCGTCCTGAAGATAATCAATATTTTTATAACCGGTTAAAATTCCTTTAGACCATTCTGGATCATTTTCCATAATACGATCGTGATTACCGGATATAAATACTTTGGTGTCATAACCTTCCAGTTCGTCCAACCATTTAAAAAATTCTTCAGCTTCCCTTTTATAATAACCAGAGTTCATAAAATCCCCAGCGTGAATTAAAAGATCACCACCTGGGATTTCCAATAATTCATTACTAGATCTATAAGACTTTGGTGTCTTTATCTGATTGTGTTTTGTGTGGGTATCAGATAATATTGTAATTTTCATAATTTAATCATTATTTGATTCATCAGTATCTTCTGTATTTTCAGAATTAACGTCTTCATTCTCCTCACCAACAAGGATCTTAACTGGTTCAGGGAAAAACTGGTTTAGTCCAATACCTAAATTAACTTCAATTATTTTTTTCATAATACAAATATATTATATTTTTTTTTAATTTAAACTATTTGGTAAAAATAATAACGTTGGGTTTTTCTTTTGGATATCAATGCTGGGGAATTGTTTTTTAAATTCCGTGACATCAAATCTACCTGTAATAAGATGGTAACCGTTCTTAGTTGGGATTACCGATTCACATTTTGGTCCTTGGGGTCTTAAATGAGTAATAAACTTAGTGACTTCTTCAACCACATGGTGGTCGGTAACGTCAATATCTATAACCCACCTCTTTTCTTGTGTTTTGATTTGTCCAACAACAGAATCAAATAGTCCCTGTTGTTTATTTACACCATCTCTAATACGTTCAGCGAGTGTTGATAACATATTTAATGATACATCCTTATGGTTTTGTTTTTGGATGTGAATATAAGCCCTTGCTTTAAACATTTCACAAAGTTGTTTGATTTCCTCGTATCGTTTTTCAAGATGTTCAATACTCCCAATACAATAAGATTTAATTGTTCTTACTGATTGGTGATTATCTCTCTCTCCTTCAGGTTGATCTTTCTTTCTTTTAAACACATAAAGCATATAAAAATCTTCAGGATCTGAAAAATTTAATAAAGGTTTTATTAGTTCTATGTTATCAATCATAATAAAACAAATATACAAATTTAAATTAAAATAATCAAACCAGGTTATTTTTATTTGTTCAATATTTATAATAGATTATTGTATTAATTAATATGAAAAAAATAAATGAGGAGATACCGTATTATAATAAATCAACGAATACTGATACACGTAGTGCAAATGAAATTTTAATCGGTAAAATACTGTGGGACGCTAGAAATAAATCCTGGGGTTCTGGTATAATGAAAACAGTGTTTAATAATTTTTCAGACACAATACCCATTACAACTGCTTTAATTTCATTTGTAAATTCCAACAAAAATTATGATCCAAAAATATTAAAAGCTGCCGTGACATTAATTTTTAGGGAAAGTAAGGGGTCGTCAGCTTATATTAACCTAAACTATAAAGAAATACTTGGATATTTCCATAACTTATTTGGTGGGGATCATTCACAGGGTTACGCACAAATACAACCGTCTGTCGCGAAACAATACGGTGTTGATGTTAACTCTCTTTATACTGTGATTGGTTCGTTAAAAGCAGCTTACACAATGTTATCAAAAAATTATAACTACGCCAAAAAATTTTATTCAGGACCACAAGTTACAATATTTGATAATGGTAATTTGGTAAAAAAACCAGCTATTGATGGTGACGCGGCTTTACATTTAGCTGTCGCAGCTCATAATGGTGGATTAGGATTAATAGGTAAATGGTGTGAGACCAACGTTAAAAATATTGCGAATAAATGTGATGTGACTTCTAGAAAACCCTACGATAATTATATAGTAGCTACAACAAATAAGTCTAAAGTTATTCCAAATTATTTCCCAAATAAGGGTGATGGTCCAAGTACCACACATACCTATATGCCCCAATTCATAAAATGTTATAATGAATTATCTTTATTACCTGGAGTTTTAAATAAGATATCCTCAAGTAAAACAAAATCATCAACAACATCAAACAAACCTAATATGGGTTGGGATGGTTATAAATCTGGGGACCTACGGTACTGGAAGGTTTTATACGCGGTCATAAAAAAGTTAGGTTTACCTGTTCAACTAGACTCAAAATCTGGTAATAAACCTGAAAATTCAAAATACTACACTAATGGGTCTTGGGTTATATGGAAAGATAGATCTAAGAATGGTGGGTATTTCATTTCCAGTGGTAATGGTACTATCAATAAAACCTCTGTAGTTGGAAAAATAACCAGTTATGAGGGGAGATATGTGGGTGAAGATATATCAAAAACAATAGTAGAACTTAGGGGTGGTAATAAAAAGAAATACACACTATTAGCATTTTTAAAAAGTAAACCTGAAAATCTGGTATATCAAAATACTAAAAAATAATTGGTTAATTAATTAGTGTGTTATTAAAAGTTACCGAATCAGTTATCACTGAGTCCAGATCTACCGGTCCATCAATACCTTCAACATTTCCTGTATGACTATATTGCCAAATAACACATTCGTAGTTATTAAATGATGGTTTCATTCCGTAATCTTTATCAATGTAAATCCACAATTTACAGTCACTAACTTCATCTTCTAAAATTAATTTGAAGAATACGTACTCAGTGTAAATGATCGGTTTAACCCCATAATGTTCTTCAGCTAATTTTAACCAAATATTGACCTCATCAATGTTACACTCTTTTAATTCCACGTCTAGTATTGGTGGTAGATCACCCTTTTTAAGTTTTACAGTTTTTTTGAAGTTATTAAACTGTTTCTCACCTGAAACACCGGGTGTAAAGAAATGATAAGCTCCTCTTATGGTTCCTTGTCTATTCGATTCTTTCCAGTAGGAATTAAACTTACTGTCAACCCAGGATTCACCCTCGGTTGCTTTCATTATAACAAAATCATTGTTATCTGAAACTGAATTCCAATTTCTAACCCTATTGTGATGTGATATGTCAATACCTTTCAATTTAAAACTATCGTTAGTTACCGGTTCTAAATCAACAATATTAGACACACAAGAATAAATTAAAAAAATTGATAGAGAAATTATGATTACTTTTTTCATGATCTGATTTTTAAATTATGTTATCAGATATAAAGTTAATGGTTTTTTTTTAATATCCAATTTTTTGGTTAAAAAAATTTAATTTTTTTTACAATCTTGTAGTTATTAAGTTCTAACCATTTCAAAAATTCAAGTGCGTCCCAATCTTCCGGATTTAACTCCCCAAGAGTTCCGTCCCCAAACTGATCTATAAAACCAGGTAAGTAATCCTGATCTATTTCAATACCACCATTTTCAGTTTCCCTTATTTTTACCTTAACCATTTCAATGGCACAGGGTTCACATTGGGTGGCTCTTTTATCACCTTTAAATTCTTGTTGACAATTAACACACTTACACATGTAATATCCGGGAGCAAATCCCCCCACTGGGTATTTTATTTCTTCCATTATTCCGGTTTATTTATTAACGATTGTCGTTTGGATGTTACCATCGATTCGAGTGGCCAAATAACACTGTACTGATAATCTCTCCAATATTTATCTGGAGATTTAGTTCTTAATTGTTTTGCAAAATTAATAATTAATTTTTTGGCGGTAAAAGTTTGCTGGTACGTTTCACAAGAGTCAATTACCTTTTCTATCCATTTTACTACGTCTCCGTAGTGAGTACTTCTTTGTTCCATATTTATATTTTTTTTATAAATGTTCAACAAACACACAATTCTCCAATTCGTAAAGATGATTTCCCCTTTTTGATCTAATGTACAAACTAATTGTGTGTCCAAATATTTCAAACTTTTTAGGTTCTTCACCTTGATTAACTGGTTTCAAAGGTTTGGTAAGATTAGTGTGTAAACCAAACATTGGTTCAACATTTTTAACCTTATCAATCCAAGTGGATATACCGTATTTACTTTGATATCTAAACTCTTTCCCTATAAGTTCTGAAAGGTCAAAACAATAGTTAGTTTCATCATCACAAAAAGTAAATGGGTTTTTCTCCCCGGTTAATTCCTCATAATAAGGATTTAATTCCCCGGTGTACGGATCGTGTGTTGGTATTTCATGTTTACTCATTTTTTGTGAATATTCCTGGTTATTTGATTTATTAATCCTTGAGCTTCACCAAAACTGTAGAACCTAATTTCTGGGTCGGTATTGAAGAATTCAATGTACCAATTACCGTCTTTAATTTCCTCGTTTGTGGGGGTAATAAATGTTAACCCATCAACAATGTCAAGAACATAGTAATACGTTTCGTCGTCCTCGTGTTCTTTAACTAGTTCGCTTTTCAATCCAAGTAGGATAATTTCTCTTTCTGTCATATTATTTAGTTTCAATTATTTTATAAGTTCCTTCAACAACCCCATATGATGACTCCTCGTGAAACTCATAGGTCTCAGCTACATCATTTGAATCCATCTCCCTGGTTAAATACCAAATTTGGGTTTCCTTCCAGGTTACATTAATCAATTTTTTACCCTTGGGTAATTTAATGGTCCCTTCACCACCCCAAGATTTTACTCTTTCATTTTCCGTACATGATGTTAACAACATACCGGAAAGAACAACTAAAAATACTTTTTTCATTTTATTAGTTTTACTTTTGTTACGTTACTTTTTTTATTTAACTTATATTTGATTTTAAATTCGTCAGTAAAGGTATAGTTTCCTTCCGACATATCCAAACAAGACCATTCACACGTTTCGTGATGATAAAAATGAACGTGTAGTTTTTCCAAATGAACACACTTATCGTATGTGACAGTTGAATAATTCCAATTAGAACATGATGTTAACACCAATAATCCAATTATTAAAAATTTGTAATAACCCATATCATTTTCGGATTTAAAACAAATTTAGGAATTATTTTTTAATTAGACAAGTCTTATAATGATTTTTCCTGGATTTAATGGGTGATCGTAATAATTCATCGAATATTCATCACTCAAATCCCTAACAATTCTTTTCATTTGTTCGGATATTCCGGTGATCACCTCAACTTCTTTTGTACCGGATTTCATATTTTCATAAATGAACCCATCGAACATACCTTGTACGTCTGAATGTTTCACTCCGTGTAGATCAAGTATTTTCATAAATTATCAAAATAAATATCAAAGAGTTCTTCCCCCCTTTTAATATCCCTAGTAGCGTACCCGGAATTATTTATATTTTGATTTTCAATGTTAGGATAACAACTGTTAAAGAATACGTTGTTACAGGTCACGAAATTAACCCCATTAATCATTCTAACAAATATATAGTCGTTTGTTCCCCTGGTAATAAAATACATCGAGATTAATCGTTTAACGTCATCGTCAAATGAGTTATAATCTTCCACGGGGAGTGCGTAGATCTTTGTTTCCCCCAACCATAGTGGGAATAACTGTTCACCCTCTTTAATATCTTTAATTGTGTACACACCAATTCCATGAACTGGTGAACACTTTAATTCAGTTTTTAAATTATATTTAAGGTGGGTTACTAAATCATCCGATACCACAGGATAATATTCACTATCTAGAATCGGATCTTTAATCAGAAAATCTAATCTTCTTTCGGACATACTATTTTTTTAATTAGGTGGATTGAGATCAGGACAACAAATATAACTAATCCGGATAAGTGTACTATTTCTTCATATGTTATCATAGTTGACTCCTTTGTTATAAATATAGTTTATTCTTTTTTTAAGTAAACGTACTTGTGGTTATAGTTCCCACACTGATCACAATGATCTAACTCAGTGGAGTTATCAACATCATACTCATATTCGTCCGTATTGTTAAAAATGATCTCACAAATATCGGTCCAATCCTGGGGGGATAGTTTATGTCGAACTTCAGACAACTTTGATATTACGTTTGATCTTAGTTCATCAACTAATTCTGGGGATCTATTATCATACTCATGGGTAAATAAGGATTCCCCATCAATTTCAACATCAACCCCAAAACAGTTTTCACTTAGTTCTATTTTTTTCATAAGCCCAAATTATTTTTAACATTCATTTCCACAATATATCCCATTAGACTATTAACCAAAGTATCAGAGTCAATTTTTTCATATTGGTCTGGGTATCTTTCCTGGAGTAATTTATTTTCTTCATACTCCTGACAACTTAATAGAATGTCAGATAACATTGATTTTAATACATGTTCTTTGTCGTATGAGTCATTAACTTTTGTCTCCATTACTTGTCCTTCAAGTTCTTGGGTATATTCTATTAACTCTTCTACGGGACCTAAATCCATTAAATGTTCGTTGTCTTTGAATATTTGACTTATACTTCTCATTCCAAAAATTTTAATATTTTTTCCTTAATCCCTAATTGTTTAATTCCTTCATTTGACTTTGGTGTTAATACAAAGTTATCAATAGCCCAATCATCTTTCCATGATTCACCAATTTTACCCATATTCAAATCATCAATAGAAACCCAATGAGTTACTTCAGGGTGATCATGAAGATATTGTCTAATTTCAATTGTTCGTGTTTGTTCTAAATCCCACCGTGGGGACCAAATAAATAAATTACCATGAACTGTACACGTACCTATGTTTGGTGTCAATGATATTGGTTTTTTACTTATTCCGTGTAATTCATAGTACTCACCAAGTTCTTCTAGTGTAGCGTGTAGTTTCCAATCTGAGGACACCACAATTTCAGCACCTGTTTCTTCAAGTATTTCATTAAGAACCTTAACTGACTTAGTGTCAAAATCATCAAAACGAAAAGATACTGGAGCGTCTTTTTTTTCCTTACTACTGTCAGGGTTTTCACTACGGTACTTAGCCCATTTCTTTGTTCGTCCACCCCAATTGTTGGAGAGACAAATAACCCCATCGTGATCTAAAAATATTACTTTCATGGTTCAAATATAAGAATTTTAATTTAAAAAGAAAACCCCCATTTTAGGTGGGGGTTTAACTGGTTATAGATGTGACATTAAAATGTCCAAATAATAATCAATAATTTCCGGATGTACTTCTTTAACTTCACGGTTAATTAAAATACTCCCACTAAATTTCTCTTCAGACAATAGTTCATGTGTTGACTTGAAGTGTTCACCAAGGGCGTTGTTATAAACTCTAACCCTCTTTGTGTTTTCCATGTCCTCATCAGTTCCTGTTTTCTTGTCTGGAGCGCCAAAATAAGCGAATGACGAGTTTGGTCTCTCAGATAATATCCTTTCAATTTCACTAATCATTATTGATAATATCTTAAGGGTTATCTTCTCGTTAGTTCTATATGAATACTTGTCTCTATACTCTAACCCCATTGACGCTAATTTACTTTGTCTTGAATGAAACCCAGGTTGGAGTTTTGGGTAGAATGAGATTATGAAGAAATCATATTTATACTCCTCAATCTCAACAATGTATTTAAATCCGGAATATGTTTTGGGTTCACCATCAACCATTTCAGTTCTTTCAGGTGTAATAAATGTAAATATTTTACCACCAACAAAGTTCCCACCATCATCTTTAGTTGGTAGGTTTTGTGCGTACCTCCAATTATAGTCACTTTTAATTTTTTTTGCCCCCTCTTTTGAGAAGGATATCTCTCTGAGAATTTTTCTAATTACATCCCTCATTTTTTAATTTTCTTAAACCTCTCGTCATATTCTTTCGTACCATATGTTGCCATATTCCAAGTGGTATAGAAATATGGATTCTTCATCGGACGATCGGATGACTCTCGTAATTCTTTGCGAAATTTTTCTGATTGTTCTTTGGTGTAATTAAAATCAAAAATCTTATTAGTGTCCATTTTGTTTGGTTTTGTTCTACAAATATACAATAAATATTTTAATATACAAAAAAAATACCATGAAACTTTCACCATGACCCAATCTTTTTTTTACTAAAGTAAAAACCCCCATTTTAGGTGGGGGTTTTCTTTTTAAGTTAATTATTTTTAACTGAAGTCATACACACTAAATGTGTCAACTAATGATCCACCACCAACTCCAGCTTCTAAATTAGCTGTAACGGTAAACAAGTATTCTTGTAAAGGTGGTGTTGTAGTTGTTGGACATGATCCACACCATCCTGAAGTCGTATTAACTCCAGTCACACAATCTGTAGGGTTTATGGTTCCAGTACCACTTGCGGTAATGGAAATTCCAGCGTTTATATTTGGTAGTATTGCTGGGTTTATGTTTGTAACATTCCAAACCAAGTACCAACCATTTGGTCCTGATCCAGGTATTCCAACTTTCTCACAAGTCACGCCGTAATTTATAACATCTGACTTATCTAATCCATTAGTCATTGTCCAAATAAATCCTGGATTTTTGTTTTGACATCCACCAGGAGTACACCATGGATTAGCTGGTGCACAAGACCCACTTCTATAAAATGGTGTTAACATTAGTACACCCGTAGCCGGTAATATTTGTAGTTGTTGTGAAGTCGCGTTTATTGCGTTTGGTTGTATACACTCAAAATATAGTGGGTTTGTTGGTGGTACAATAATAGTGTTTGTATCTCTTTCAAATATTGTTATTTCTGGTCCAGTTAAAAGTCCATTAGAATCAATGTCTTTGGTCACTAACTTCACCCACCTTTCATCCACTGTTGGGTTAACTAGGAACCATTTGTACCAATACTTTAATCGTCGATAAACAAATCTATCGGTTACTGTTCCGTTACTTTGTGTTATTTGATTATAATTACAATTATTTATATTAGTTGGTGTTTGTTGTAAATTCATATACGATGAAAAATCACAAACTTCACCACTTAGTGCTGGTAGTGGAGTTGTCCCACTGAAAGCGTGTAAGGTTTGACTATATTTTAATATTTCAACACTATAATATGGGTCACCATAACAATGTGGACTTGAAAGAGTATTACCACTTAGTGTTGGTGCTGTTGGTCCACTTTCGGTAAATACCGCACATGCGTAAAAAGCTCTATAATTTTTGTAAGTATAACATGGTGAAATGAACCTATCATTACTTGTCCAGTCTAATATTGGACAAGTATTGTTTATAATATCAGTAAATGGGTCCACTGTTGGATTATAAGCTCTCTGTGCAAATGAATTAGCTGTATTTAATAATTGATTTACGTTTGCTGACATACAGGTTCCACACCCATTAAATGGTGGTACATATTGATTCGTTATCGTTTGCCAAGTCCAAACAATTGTATTTGGATTCGATGTATCCATAACCGCGGTTGGGTGTATGTATATTTGACTGTAGAACTCAACATTATCACCACAAGCGGTATTTGGTCCGGAATTAACAACTGACCCAAACCCTAATGGAACAGCCATTTTTATCCATCTATAATATTTAGCTTGTTGTGGTGTTGGTATTCCAGATGGTCCTTGGAAAGCTCCAACCCAATAAAAATTAACAGCGTTAGTCCAGTTGGTAATGTAGTTAGTTCTATCGATTGATGAATTTGGATTTGATCCAAATTCGAGTACAATCGTACTTGTGTTAGTTAATGAGTTAAAGTCTTTAGTGTATCTGATTGATCTATCAAATTGTGTTGATTGTCCAGTACAGTGCTGTGTTTGACTTCCGGTACAATTCCAACAACCTGGAGGGACTAAATTTTGTATATAGTATCCATTATTCCCACCTAAATCTTGCCAACCTTCATTTGGACATGTTTGATTAGCTGTAAAGGTACATGATGGTAATATTGGGTCACAAGGTGAACAACTCCAGTCATTACCACCACCCAGATATTGATTAGAATATGTATGTGCACTTGTAATTCCTGTTGGTAACCAATTTTGTGTACCCAAGAATGGTATGTTTGAGTTTAAATACACTATTGGGTCAAAGTTTGTTTCAACACAATTTCTAACCGGTTTAAAAGTTATTTGAGTATCATCATATAAACATTGTTGTACTGGACTACAACTGGTACATAGTTGATCTTCGGTATATGTTAATTTAAAATTATCCGCACATATTTTGTACTCATCATTAACATTATCACACAATAAACAATCAAAGTCATCTAAACAAGTATAATATAAATCCCAGTTTGTTTGTGTACTGGTTTGACTTACGTTTGGTGTTATTTTGAATTCAAAGAAATCTGTAGTTGGGTCTATCGTTAATCCACTTATTGGTATTACTTTTCTAAAGTAATTTGTTGTACTCATATTTATGTACTTGGGTGTTGTATTTGGATTGTTTAATCCAATATTCTGGTAATTCCCAACATAAATATCTTCAAGTGTTATCGGACTAAATGAATAATTTGAACCAAAAAATCTAACGGTTAATCTATCGGCAACCAATTCGGTTTTGAAAGCGAAAGCTATATATTTTGTAGATGCGTCTGGTGTTAAATATTGATACCCAATTGGTGCAGCTGGTGCGGTCGAAGCGAAACTACTTTGTAATTTTCTATATGTATAATATTCTGGGTAGTTTGATGTTGGGTCTGTTGTCTGACATGAAGCACCTAAAACTGTAAATTCAGGTACTAATCCGGTTAAACATTCAAAGTTGTCACTAACTATTCCAACTGAATTAACCCCTTCATAACCATTTCTAATAAAATTAATATTGTTAATTCTAATAGCCACAACTATTGGTGTATATTGACCTGGAGGGACGGTAGCTGAAGCAGCTCCGGTTAATGGGTGGGTATAATTTGAACTTGCGTTTCCTGGTCCTAATGGGTTCGGTAATAAAAATAGGTTTATTGATGAAGAACTTGGTCCGGTGGATATAAAAGATAAGACATTATTTTGGTCATACCAATAAACAACATAAGCGTCTAAAGTACATGGTTCTGTTGAACCGGAAACCGGGACTGTTATTAAATTCCCAACGGAAATTGTACCAATACCACTTTGTGTGACGTTAGTAAAAGAAAAATCACAATTATCACAGAAGTTAAATGTCGTTGCCGAAAGATCGGTATAACAGTTTACTGGTGACGTTCCATTTGTTTCGATTATCCTAAATACACTAACATTTGTTGGTGAATTAACTGTGTATGGACAGTTAGCACCTGTTAAGTTACTAACATTTATTGGTCCAGCCAACAAGGTACCATTACTTGGTGGTGGTCCTGTTGGGTCCGCGTAAATGAAGAATCCTGTTGATCCATATCCCGGTGGAATTGTCGTTAAACATATTTGATATACTGGCATTTTTTTTTGTTTTACCTTTTTATTTTATTTTTATTATATTGATTCAAATCTACTGAATAATGTAAATTTAGCACATGTAGGTGTAGGTGTTGGTGTAGGTGCTGGTGTTGCTGATGGTGTTGGTGGAGGTGGTACTTGAGCGATCGCTCCGTCTAATTCACCACCACAAGCTATTGCAACAGGTACTGGGGTTTTCGAAGGTGTTGGTGTTATTGTTGGTGTCGGTGTCATAGTTGGTGTTTGTGTTGGTGTTGGTGTTAATTTAACCTCCTTAATTTTTTGTATTGTCATCCTACAATAGTCACCAGAATTATACACATAGTTACTTCCGGTTGTATTTGTTAATTTTAAACAAAGTTGTTGACCTTGATATATAAATACGTTAACTTGTGAACCATTGATTTCAAAGTATTGACTATCGTCTGAAATATACCTGTGTTCACCAGCGTAAATAATATCATTTATAGGATCCACAATTCCAGCTGACATCATTCCGTTGTATATTTCAGAATTTGGTGTACATGGTATTGTTTCACCAGATAAACATATTTGACAGTTACCTGGTACTGAGAATTGGTTACCACAAGCGAAGCAAGTGTAACAACTATCTAATGGTCCAATAAATACCCAGTCACCAATACCTGATGGTTGTCCGTTTGGATTTATTGTCACGTTTTGACTTAACGGTACCGGTAAATCAAATGGTAATTCCATGTATATGGTGTTATTTGTAACGTCCTCAACAACCCATCTAATTAGTACTGGGTCCCAATAAATTAAAATGTCAAAACCTGCACATCCAGATGGGCAATTTCCACCCGCTAGTGTTGTTCCAGAATAAGATGGTCTACCATTTATCGGCGTGTTAGTTAAATAAAAATTACTACCGTAATTCACAGATACTCCACCACCAAGAGGACATTCCCCAAAGAATCTAATACATTGTGGTGTTACCACCGGTTCTAATGGTGGTGTTATAATTACAGTTTTTGCTGGTTTTGGAGCTAAGTCTATTAATTCATATCCATCTGGACAAATACCACAAGTTGTTTTAACACCGTTATCTAGAACTACATTAGCTGAACTAGTTATGACATAATCATTAATTATTGGTAATCCATTTGTATTTGAGTTAAGGAAGTAATATGTTGGGTCGTTTGATACTGGATTTGGGTTACTATATATTTCATAAGCTAGGACGCCCTCTCCGGATCTATTAACCCCACAGATTTTAATTGTGTTTATTTGACCACCAATTAATGTGATGGGATATACATTCCAAAATGTATAATTCAATGGTTGTGATGGATTTAAAGTTTGATCTAATATCAATGTACCATTCAATGTTATTTTTGTAGCGTCTGAACAAACCCCAATAAAATATGTTTGTGTTTCTGGGACAAACAATGATTCACATCTACACAATTCACCCTCATAGTTTAAATTATTTTCAGCCCATATACCAATATCCCAAGCTCTTCGTCTCCAAAATCTAAGTAATGGACTAACTTGTATCATAGGTTGAGTACCGGTACTGGAACAAACTTCCAAATCACTATAATTTTGATTACATTGTTGTGGTAATAAAGAGTATGTTGAGGTACATCCAAAATTAAACATAGTTGATGGTCCAGTTCCATCTAATAAAAATGTTGGTTGGAATACTGCCACACCCTCTTTACATAATAATGGGTTAAATGGTAAATTGTTATCACATAGTAAACTACTATATAATTCTAAGTTTTGTGTTTGTCCGCTACCTGCTGGTACCGTTACCCCAGAATAACACAATCCATTTGGTAATGGTTGATACCCTGGAGGACAATCACATCCTTCGGTTGGTATTTTTGTAGCGTGTACCTGGAAACTAATATTATATAGTGAACTTTGTGGACATGTCCAAATACCAGTGACTGGATCGTAAGTATTCGCTGGGAATAGAGTTTCCCAATCATCATATTGTTGTGAAGTTATTACCGGTAATTGTATTGTACCATCAAAAATTGTTCCAGATGGTACACTTGGGATAATAGCTGGTGTGTCGATTGATACAGCCTCACCCATAGCTGCTATTAAAAATATGTTGTTTGTATTTCCGGTAACAACGAAGTTATCTGAGTCTAAACCTAAGTTAGCAACATCTTGGTTGTTTGGAATATCAGTAATTCGTAATTTTGGTGTAAATACTGAATCGTCTGTGTTAATATTTGAACTGGATAATATCTGTCCTAAATCAGTTAATCCGTTTAATGATTGGGTGTTAATTAAGTCCCCACCAACAATTACTGATCTTTGTGAAGAGTTGTTTGGTATAACCGCATTAATTGATATAACACTAGATCCATCGTTCCCGGATAAAATTTGATTTGTTGTACCAAGAATAGATGATAAGTTTGACCCAGCAAAGTTTGAAGCTCCACCAAGAATAGTTGTAAAAGCTGAATCGGTAAAGTTTTTATCCCCACCAAATATTGTTGACCCATTTTGTGAAATACTGTTGTTGGTACCACCAAAAATTACAGATCCACATGAATCACCACCAATTTGGTTGTTGGATCCTCCACCAATGTAGTTAACCGATCCTTTAGTAACGTTTTGACAACCACCGAGTAATGTATTTCTATTAAAGTATGATCTATTCTCAGTTCCACCACCAATTGACGACATTCCAGTTCCTAAACTGGTTAGGTTGGAAGCTCCACCTAGGATAACAGAACACGCGTTCTCAATTAAATTTGTTTGTCCACCTAGAATTGATGAACCCACACTATCAGTGATGATGTTTCCAGTTCCACCACCAATTGAGTTGTCACAAACTTTCTTACTTGCAATCAAGTTAATGTAATTGTCGGTACCACCCAGAACTACCGAGTAATTACCAATCAATTTATTTCCCCAACCACCAGCAATTGTTGATCCATCTGACATATCACTAGTAGAGTTTATGTTACCGATTGTGTTTAAATCACCACCACCAATACTTGAAAATATACCTTGTACTTTGTTTTCTTTACCACCGATTATACTAGAACATGGTTTGTAAATTACATTTTTAAATCCTCCACCTATCGATGACCTATTTGTTTTAATACTTTGATTGTATGTGAATATTAAGTTACCGTATCCACCAATAATTGATGATTGACATGAATTATCAATTTTATTAGACGAACCACCTACTATTGTTGATCCACAGGAATCCAATTTTGTGGTTGATGAGTCTGGTCCAACAATAGTGTTTAACCTACCACCGAACACAGTTGAATACTGTGATCCAGCTAAATTACCAAGAGCACATCTAACTGTTGATGTTTGTCCACCACCCAAAAACTGGTTGTCCTGAATTATAATTTCTGTTATTACTGCCATAATGTATTTTCTTTTCAAATAAATATTATGTAATTGGTAAAAAATTAAAAACCCCCACAAATAATGTGAGGGTTTTTTATATGTCGTTATTAAATTGGTTATATAGTATGAATGATTGTTAAATTTTGACTAAAAAACTTTTGAACTTCATGAATTTTGTACTTTGAGTGCCTAATCAATATCTAACCATCGATTAACAAGTTGTAGAATTTAATATAACCATTTAATTAACGACACAATTACTCGTTAGTTTTATCTTCATCAGTTTCTGATGGTTCGAGTCCAGGTAAAGTTGTTGTTGAATTATGTTGATCCAATTCATCTTGTATTTCATCAATTCTTGCTTCAAGAAATTTAATTTCTGAGTCCCTTTCAACTACAGAAATTTCAGATTTTTTAATCGTCGGTGAATCTGAACGTCTTCCGTAGTAGTCATCCTCTGATACACCATCAGTACAGTCCACCCCTTTTAAGTGTTTAACAATACTCTTTAATTCGGACAATAAAAATATTTTATCGTATACCTCTGAATTAGCTTTGTGGATTTCAGTTTTTAAAGCTACCAACTGGTTTACTAAATTATACTGTTGTTCCAAAAGAGCTTTGGTTGAGTACGGTCTTTGATTTGACTCAGATACGGAATTGTATCTCATCATTTTAATTTGTGTGTCGGTAATCTCACCAACCAATCGATTTTTAAGTTTTAAAGCTTGTTTAATTGTCATGATTTTAATTTTATTAAATTATATAAATTTTATTTTAATATGTCAATACCTTTTTTCAATTTTTTATAATCTTCTTTTGATATTTCCACTAAATTAATGTTGGCTTCCAAATAAGAAGTCTCCGGATTCGTAAATACTTCAAACTTTTGGTGTTTTTTTAATTTTGTATTTTCAGATCTTGTTACAAAATTGTATTTACCACAATTATTTAAATAAAAGTCAACCAGGTCAAGTTCACCACTTTCAATTTTATCTATATTGTTCAGTAGATGTGTCGCGGCAATCTTTCTTGGGTACTCATGTTCTTTTGTTGGTGAGTAACTTTTATTTAATCTAATTTGGTTTAGACATTCTTCGGATATTTTTCCGGTCCAATTCTCGATTGAATCGGGTAAGTAGAATATTCCAGCCCCAAACATGGTTTCCATAAATTTCTTTTGGTCGTCACTGACGTTTGGGTCTGGGTATAATTCTTTTAATGATACTAACATTCTACGTAAAACTTCGCACCGGTCTTTTAGTTTACTGATGTTCATTGTTTAATTTCCGTTTTCGTGGTGTCATTATGAACTGGGGTGACACTTCCATAAGCGTCACACCCAGATTCTTTTTTTGATTTACATGAACCAAGTAATAAACAAACAATTGCAAATACTACTACTCTCATTACTTAACCTCCTCAAATTCAACGTCAGACATGTTATCGACATTGTCGGAGTTTGGTTGTTCATAAAGGTTTTGACTAACTTCCTGGAACTTAGAATTTAATTCATCCAAACCAGATTTCATTAGATCAAAATCACGTTTACTTTGAGAATCTTTTAAATTTTCCAGCAGTGTGTTCAACTCAGTTTTTTGGTCCTCAGAAATTTTGTCTTCCAAATCTTTAATTGATTTCTCACTCTGGAATATAGTTGAGTCTACTGTGTTAATTAACTCAGCCTCTTCTCTCAACTTTCTATCCTCATCCGCGTTCATTTCAGCTTCTTGTTTCATTCTCTCAATTTCTTCTTTCGATAAACCGGAGGATGATTCGATTCTGATTGTTTGTTGTTTATTGGTTCCCTTATCCAAAGCTGATACATTAATAATACCATTAGCGTCAATATCAAACGTTACCTCAATTTGTGGGACACCACGAGGTGATGGTGGAATACCATCCAGGTGGAATCGTCCAATTGTTTTATTATCCTTAGCCATTGATCTCTCACCCTGTAACACATGTATCTCGACTGATGGTTGGTTTTCAACTGCGGTTGAGAATGTTTGTGATTTTTTGGTCGGTATTGTTGTGTTGGCTTCGATTAGTTTGGTGAACACTCCACCCATTGTTTCAATACCTAATGAAAGTGGTGTTACATCTAATAATAAAACATCGTTTACATCACCAGCTAAAACACCTCCCTGGATTGCGGCACCCAAAGCTACAACCTCATCTGGGTTAACACCTTTGGATGGTTCTTTACCGAAGAAGTTCTTAACAGCTTCCTGGATTACCGGAATTCTTGTTGTACCACCAACCAGGATAATCTCATCGATATCTGATACAGACATCTTAGCGTTTTTCAAAGCTGACTTACACGGATCGATTGTTCGTTTAACCAATGAGTCAACTAGTTGTTCAAATTTAGATCTTGTTAGAGTCCTAACTAAGTGTTTTGGGACACCGTCAACTGGCATAATATATGGTAAGTTAATCTCCGTTGAGGATGAGGACGATAACTCAATTTTAGCTTTCTCAGCTGATTCTCTAAGTCTTTGTAAAGCCATAGGATCTTTAGCTAAATCAATACCGTTTTCATCTTTAAATTCAGATACCAACCAGTCAATGATGGATTGGTCAAAGTCATCCCCACCAAGGTGTGTATCACCGTCTGTTGAAAGTACTTCAAACACTCCGTCACCTAATTCTAGAATTGATACATCGTGTGTTCCACCACCACAGTCAAAGACAACAACTACCATGTCTGACTTCTTTTTATCTAGACCATAAGCTAAAGCAGCTGCGGTTGGTTCGTTTATAATTCTTTTAACCTCAAGACCAGCGATCTCACCAGCTTCTTTCGTTGCTTGACGTTGTGAGTCATTAAAGTAAGCTGGTACCGTAATTACAGCTTCAGTTACAGTTTCACCTAAGTAATCCTCAGCGGTTTGTTTCATCTTTTGTAGAATAACCGCAGATAATTCTTGTGGTGTATACATTTTACCATCAATTTCAACTCTAGGTGTGTTATTGTCACCTTTAACTACTTTGTATGGTACTTTACCCAACTCGGACTTTGAGTCTGAGTAACTTAATCCCATAAATCTCTTGATTGAGTAAATTGTTTTATCTGGATTAGTGACCGCTTGTCGTTTAGCTGGATCACCTACTTTACGTTCCCCATCTTTCACGAATCCAATCACCGAAGGTGTTGTTCGTTTTCCTTCATTATTTGTGATCACGACTGGTTCATTACCTTCCATAATCGCGACACATGAGTTTGTTGTTCCTAGGTCAATACCTATAATTTTTCCCATTGTTTTTTTTTATTGTTATTTATTTATGATCTAAAAGATCGATTTATTTTTCCCAAAAAATATTCCAGATGAAATTATCTGACATTTTGTCAGTTTACCAAGTACTAACGTCAGTTAAATCTAACTCTACCTTAGCTAATTCACTATAAACTATGACAATTGGTCCTATACCGCTACTTGTAAATCGATATTCATAATCACCATACTCCCCGTAAACGGCTTTTATATGTCCTTGCCACTTTTTCAATTTTTTAACCTGGTCTGGATCTATTGTAAATGACATTGGTTTATATTTGTTTTCAATGTCATCCTTTTTATCAGATTTTTCTTTTTTATTTTTTTTTGACATTTCCAAGATTCTTGATTTTAAATTTATAATTTTACTTTTCATAACATTATAAGTTTACGTATTTTTTTTTAAAGTTTCAATACTTTAACCGACCACGGGTCAAAAAAATTATCAACTTCACAAGTTTTAATTTCATTGTGTAGAGCGTCGTAGTAATAATCACCATTCAATATAGGTGTTTTTTCCATAATAAAGTATTTACGTCCATTGAAGTTGACTAATGAGGTCTCTTCTCTGTGTTCATCACATAGACAATATATCCAACCACCGATTTTATGTTGTACTCCCGGTTCACCACAAACTTCACAAACATTAAAACTTTCTTTTTCAGCTTCAACAACAAAATGAAATCCATTTTCTGGTAAATTATCTAAGAATATACTCATTCCACCAAACTTTTGTTTTACATTTAAAAATTGTTTATCCCAACCCATTGATATTAAAGTCTCAAACAATCTTTGTAAAATACCTAACCAACCATTACTGACGGAAAAATTGTGTCGTTCTAAAATGGGTGATTTATGTTTATGAAATCCGTGATTAAGTCCACCAATATTTTTTAAAAAATTATTAAATTCTTTATCGGATAAATAATTATTGTTCATTCTTACTCCCATCTTTATTGTACATTTTTAACATGGTTAACGAATTTCTTAATATCCAATATGAGTCCCAGAATCCACCTCTATCATCCAGGAAGATGTTAGCGTACAATTTCCCATTTAACCCATATGGTTTGTCCCATTCTGAGTGCATTTGGTTGACACCATGAACAACAATTCCAAGATCCTCCACTTGTTTTTTAGCGTTCACCAATTGTTTTTCACTTCTAGCGGTATTAATTAAAAATACTATACCATGTTCTTGACATTCCAAAATTAAATCAACCATTTTTTTACAGTTCTCTTTAATTTCTTCGTTGTAAGGGATAATAGTATCGTCAAGGTCACAAGCTATGATGATTTTCCCATTTTTAACCCATTCATTTGTTAATCGATTCGTATAAAAATTAGCGTGGTGTCTCATTTTAATTTAGGTTTCTTTTTATGTGGTATAGTGATATCATAATCACCGGTAATCCAAATAATATTGAAATTGTGGTCATCTGGAGTACCATACAAAACCCAACTAGGTATGTCACCGAAAATATTGTGTCGACTATAACCTCAGTAATTCCAAGTTTAGTTATCAAACCAAAAAACGATTCTAATTTTCTCGTCAAACTCTTTAGTTTTTTCATCATCAAATAAGTAAAATTCTTCTTTTAATCTCTCGGTAATCTTATTAGCCAACCTAGCTAATGGACTTTCTTCTTCCCAAGTTCTATAATCCCAACCTTCAACTGTTGTAAATTCAGCGGACATTGTTGGTGTTTTACCACTGGACTCCAATTCTTCAATTGATTCTGGTGATATCATACCCTCAACCCAGACTGTTGGGTTGTCAGATAAAAAATCATTAATTTCTTTTAGTGTTAGGTGACTGTGACTATGTCCATCAGATTCCCAATAGTCTGATCGTTTCTTTACAATCTCGGTAACATCCTCCGGTAATCCCTTTGGATCTGAAATTGTATTCTCACAATATCCCCTTACGTTTGCCAGAATACAAAATAGTTCGTAGTTCCTTCCTAGGTATATTGACCTTTGTTCGTATTTCTCCCCATTTTGACCGTCCTCACTGTAGTACGGATTAATTCTGAAGTCATCACAATTAACCCAAGTTTCAACACCATTGATTTTTATTTTTTTCTCAATGTATAAATGAATATCACATCCCATAATTTAAATTTTAAATGTTTTAATTAAAAAATCCCCCAGTTAAGAGTAATACAAAATATAACCCAGTACTAATAATTGTCACCCAAAAACTGTGATTCCCCTCTTTAGGTTTCCCATGTAGATGAGCTCCCAATAATAAGTTTAACGATAGTAAACAATACATAATAATTTGACTAGTTCCCATAATAATTTAATTTTAATTTATATTTTATTTATTTTCCAAATCCAACAGTTCCGGATCCTTTTATTCTTGGTTTCTCAGCTAAAGATTCCAAATTACTAATTGTTTCCTCAAATGTTCTTCCCATCACAATTACCGAAATAACAACCTCTTTTAAATGTGATAGGGACATCCCTTCAGTTTTTTTAACCCACAGATCAATGTCAATACCCTTAATGTCTTCCTCATTTAATTTGTGGTTAATATACGCTCTTCTAATTTCCTCATTAGGACTCCCCACCTTATATCGTCTATCAAATCTTGATGGTCGATTTGTGATTCGTTCCTGGAGTTTCTCTGGGTAATTGGTTGTCGCGATATACACAACACCTTCAATTTGTTTAACCCCGTCTAGGATGTTTAATAACCTAGCTGTTTGGTACCTACTTTCACTAGCTATTGAATCAATGTCTTCCAATAAAACAACAAGTGGTCTATTTGGTTCTACCTTTCTAAACGTTGAGATGAATGATGTAAATCTATCCACATCTTCTTCGTCTTTAACATTGATGACAATACCATTTCTCTCGATTAATTTTTGTGATATGAGTTGGATGATACCGGATTTACCACATCCTGGATCACCGTACATTAAAATTCCTCTTTTATGAATAAAATTATATGTTTTGTATTTGTCCGCTCTATTCCAGAAGTTTTCAATGTCTTCCAGGATATCTTTAATTTCTGGTGACGGTAAATGATATAACTCGTCCGTTTTGAATGGTTGTTTCTTTAATGTATGAGTTTGTAGATTACTATTCCAACCTATTTCATAAACCCCAGCTGGTACTTGTGGTACTGTGACATAAGCGGGAGCGTATTCCTCATTTTTTAGATTACTCCAACAAGAAGGAACGTCTGTATCAATTTTATGGCCCTCTTCTAGATCTGGTACTACCCTACCAATGATTGGTTCGTCAAATCTTCTTGGGTCATCGTCCGTGTACTCAAGTGTTTCTTCAATATATTTATCACTCATATTATTTTTTTTTAAAATTTCTTTTAGTTCTTTTTTCCATTCCATACTATTGTTCAGATTCCCCATAATGTTTAATCATGTGTTCTTCAATTTGATTTAAAATATGATTAGAAACCATATCATTATCAGGTCCTGTGGTAAATCTTTGTACTACCTGAATTGGTACCAACCTAGCTTGTCGTGTGACCGCGGTTACTTCTCTTTCTTCCATTACGATATCACAAACAGGAGGTTCCGGGTCAATAATTTCCTCTTGTTCTCCCGATTCATGAATCATGGGTTGGTTGATTTCATCAGGTAATTTACCATGATGTCCTCTCATTTTCTTTTTCTCATCATCCGAGAATAGTTTATAGTTTGGTATTGTTGTCGGTAATTTAAGATCTGTCTCCCTTAATATTATTTCCAAGATGGAAAGTGGTAGTCCCGTTTGTATGGTATCAATTTGTTTGTCCTCCTGGTTGAATGTTTTAAACACGTAATTTTCGTGTTCATTAAACTCTAATTCAAAGTAATTCGGACAGTGTTTGTAGAAAGCGAACTTTTTATTTTCTTTTTTATCGATTAGGTAGATCAAAATACCTCTTGAATGGTTATAGAAATAAGAATCGTCATTAATCATAGCTGTACACCATTTAGTTTGGTAACCGTACGAACAAGATGACATATAAGTTAGTGGTTTAAAAATCAAATAATTTTGATCCTCATAAATCCTATGGATTTCTTTTTTTGATTTCTTAAACATCTCACGATTCTTAGCTTCAAATAAATTTGTCTCCAACATTTCCCAAGAATCATATTTACTAATATCGTTTTCTTGTATTAAACCTTTCTCCATTAATTGTGTAAATTCCACAAATCTACTCATATTACCGTGAGAAAATATCCAGTCAGTAATATAATCCCTAATTAGAGCGTTTTCACAAGAACTGTATGGCATTACATCATCAAGTGGGTCGTTTTCACGGAATGGTCTTACAAAACTCCTGTCGTTTTCGATTGCCGATACTTTTTTAGTAAACATTTTAACTAAAAATTGTGTATATTTTTTAGTTTTAGTCGAATCAAACTTAGATAACATGTCAATGAGTGTCATGTTTAAAAGATCATTTTCTTTTTTTAATTTTTTAATCCCCATATATTATTCATTTATTTCTGTTAAACAAGATCCAAGAAGTATTAATTCAAATAGTACAAATCCCATTATATTAAAAAATCCACTAAACAACTCCCAGGTTGTGATGTCCAACGACCCAAAAACTAAGGAGAATATTGAGTACCAGAATAGGTTTTTTGATAAAAACTCTAAAAAGTTCAGTGTGTACATGTTTATTTGACGATTATTGGTTCAACAATCACTAATATTTCCTCAATACGATCAGTTTTTAATTTTACAATTCTATCCTCTTTAAGTAATAATTCCTCATCACCTGAATTTATATTGTTATAGTATTCTTTTAATTTGTCTTTTGCCGAATATTCGGACTTGTGAAATGATACGTATTTATCACACTCATCCCTTTTATCTAAAAGGGCAAACACTACTTGGTTATTCATGGTAATCTACTTGATATTTTTTTAATTAATTCTTCTTCCTCATTTGTTAACAAATAATATGAGTTCCATATTTTCGTTAACTTGTCTCTTAATTCACGTTCACCTGGTGATTCCTCATCACCCCGAACTACTTTTCTAATTTCCGGGTTTGGGTGTCCTTCTAAGACTCCATCATCGTGTAACCAATCCGCCATTATTTCTTTATCACGTCTATCCATTTCATGGTAGACCTCATCTAAATCAACATCAATTCTTATGTAAGCCATATTGTGTTTTTTTTAAGTATAAAAATAAAAATTTAATAAATCAATGGGAGTCCCCAACATTATGTTTTTCACTGAAAATTAAATAATCTGGGTTAATAACTTTAGATACCTTATTTCGTTCTCCGGTAATCGTTTTAACCACAACACCTTCGTGAGGTACTTTGGTTCCTCTAATGAAATTATTAAATACGTATTCGTCTTGTTCTTCTTTAGACCATTTTCCTATGTATAATAATTCAACGGTTGGTAACTCCAAGTCAATAAAGATCCCACGTTCAACAAAAAATTCTTTATAGTTACCATTAATTTCAACATCAAAACCAGCGAACTTAATATCCTCCAGTTGGTAATCATAATTTTTTTGAATCCCGTATCCATAGATTTCACCGTAAATAATTAAACCACTTTGTAATCTTTCCGGTGTATAATAAGTTTTAACATATTTCCATAATTTTTCTTTAATCATGTATTGGTCCGCGATTGTTCTCCAAACATCTGTTGAGTAGAATCCCTGGGATTCAGATCCCTTCTCAACGTTATGAGATCCGTATACATACTCAAAGTAAACCCACTTATTTCCAAATAATCTCCTAATACGATCAATAATGGATAACTTTTTCTTTTTAACTATCCCATACCTAGCGTTGGTTCCATGAAGTTTTCTTGTTATAACTACTGTGTCCTCACCGGTGAACATATCCGGAACATTTTTTTGATTCGGGAATTTATGGTAAACATGGAAGTTTGGGTTTTGGTGATATTTAAACTTTCGTCCACCTGAAACTAATGTAACGGTTTTTACCGGTGGTTCATATTTGGTGATCTCCATTTTTTCCATCATGTCCATACCGTCATAATACTGATCACCATAACCTGGTATGTACTTAGTGGGGATTATTAAACACTCTGAATAAACACCTCTCAATTTGACCGTACGAACTCTTTGGCCCTTACGTAGGTAATTGGTCACACCCATTTTATCGGATAACTCCTGTGGTATTATCGCGTCTGTTGTGGCTATTACAACCAGGTCACCAACTTTATATTCACCTTTTGGGGTTATGGAGTTCCATCCATTAACCATAACTAATTCAATATTGTCTGAATTTGGTATTTCGGATATTGACCCTATCGTACCAACATAAGCTACACTGTTTTGATTTTCCATATTATAGTTTTTCAAATTCTTCTTTTACTAAATCTATTTCTTCATTCAACCTCTCAAGTGATTTGGTAATCATTTCTTTAATAAGATTTGTATTATAGAGACTCACCTCTTGTTTACTCGGATAAACTCCTCCCTTTGAATATTCAACTTTTACACCTAAACTACAAGATTTAAGTGCGGATTCCAGTTTATACTTTTGTATTTCTAACCTATCAAAATTCTCTTTGATTTTTTTTGCCTGTTCAAATTTTTCTACTTCCATTTTATTTTAAATTTTTAATTTTCACCATCTTCATCAGAATACTCTTTCTTCATAGATCTTGGTTCAACAAAATCCCACTTGGTGTTTTCAAATTCTTCAATCCATTCTTTCAAATCTTCTCTTGTCCATATTGGTGCAAAAGATGGTCGGTATTTAAATGGTACATTATCTTTATTTTCCCACTCATCAAGTCGTTGTGTTACATCCTTAATAAAGTTTTTAGACTTAGTGTGTTTAACCCACTCTCGATAATCGTCCTCCGATTTGATGTACATAACATCGCCATAATTATAAAACTCCATTTCAGGAAATTCCAAATTTGGGTTATTGGTGTAAACATCAACAATGCCATTGTCTCCGTTGTATTCACCACAAAGTTCTTTTAATGAATATAAACTACTTGGTCTTTCTTCCCACACACTGCCAAACTGACGGACAGAACAGATGTATAAATAACCATCCTCATATGAATGAATAAGTCCTTCAATTTTATTTCTCAAAGAAATAAGTTCGTCCATTGTTAATTTTGTAAGATCCATATTATATGTTTAAATGTTTTTTTGCGTTCTCTAAAAATCCTTCAATATTTCTTTTTCCAACTGGGTTTGCACTATGAACCAAATACTCCGGTAATGGTTGGTTTTCATCTGCACAGTATTCCACAAGAAACTTTGCACAGTCAAGACCAGTTTTTTCTTCTATGTTATCATAATCCAAAGTTCCATTGGTTGCAACATTTCTAAAATATTCATCCATCGCGGTATCACCTAGGTCGTGATCAAATGATACAAATTTAGGGACTCCGTTAAGTTCAATGTATTCAACAAAATCATCATAGTTTGTCACTATATCCCAATCATTGGAAAAGTAAAACTGATTGTGTTTATCTGAGACCAACCCAATTGCGTCTTTTGGGATTCTTACATCATCCAAAAATAATTTATTTTTCATACAATCCGTCTTTTTCGTCGTCTTTCATCATTTTAACTATTGCACTTTCTCTTTTGTATTTTCTCAAAAGATTGAAGATTTCCTTGATATCTGTAAATTCAGATGGTGGCGAGTCGTTTCTTCCTGGAAGAAACATCACAGTAAATCCGTGATTTGCTGCAAACCTTTCGGTTACTCTAATACCATTGATTTCATCAAGATAAATCCAAGGAAAGTTTCCTGATAGTTTTACTTCTATTCCTATTTTTTTAAGTCGTTCAATAAACACTGCAAGTTTATCTGTGCTTATTTTTGTGCTGTTTCTTGTTTCCATCGTATATGTTCCAAATTTAGTTTTTACTTCCATAACATTCAAGTTTTTTATCCGTTACATTCCACAAATCTTTTTTTCCTTCCGTCATATGACAGTTGTGTTTCTTTCCGGTTCTTTTACCGAACTCCACAATCATATCATTATGACGATTACGAATAAAATGAGGACATTCTTTGCAGGGTTTTTTCACTCCGTAAAGTTAAGAAATGTTTTTTAATGAAACAAATTATTTTTTGAAATTGTAGGTGGTTTGGATTGGTCTTTTACCGTACTTCTTTTCCATAAGTTTCTGGTGTAAATCCCAATTCACGATCGATTCGTTTGTTTGTTCCTTCTCGTCTGGGATTAAGGAATAAATTTTTGATATTTTTTTTAACATTTGATTACCTAATCTATTAAAATTTTCACATTCATCTTTAAAAAACTGTACAGGATCATTTTGATACCTTACAGTTCTTGAGATGTATTTATCTCTAATCCTTTCCTTTTCTTTATCTATGAATGGACTAGAAGTTCCAATAAAATTTGAAAACAATTGGTCCAGTCTGTCTTTAGCGTTATAAAATTGATCGTCGAAAATGTTAATCTTAGCGTTTACTATGTTGATATATACAAGTTCAAGGATCTTTGATATTTTTTCATTATCTGACATATTTTTTGGGTCAAGTTTAACGTGTGTTAATAACCTATCAATTCTGTCCATTTCATTTTTCATACTTTCAATTAATTTATCAAAAGTAAGATCTCTAATATTTTTAATTTCAATGAATGTTGGGTCATTGGTTATGAACTCATAAAATTGGTCTCTGGTGACTCCTTTTAATTTCATCCTAGCAGCTATCTCAGTTGGTCTAACCAGATTCTCAATTGAACTGATGAAATAAGATTTTCTCATAAAATCATCGATCACCGGAATACCGAATCTAATTCCAGATGACGCGTATACTTGGTATTTTGCTAATTTACCTAATTGACCCATCTTCTTTTTGGATTTGTCATATCTGTGTTTTAACTCATGTGCTAATATTGAGATGGTTTCAATACTATCTTTTGTAAACGACTCATACATATCACTTGGTTCCCAATTTTCTGAAGCTATAAAACTTAAAGCTAAATCTAGTTTAGAATTTTGTAATATAATTACCATTTTAATACCCGTATCAAATCTAGATTGGTTATAAACACCCATAGACCCAATCACCATTTCACCATCATATTCATCGACAGTTTCAACGGAAACCTCAACTTCTAGTTCCTTTAATTTCAGATCCAAAATGTTAATTTCAAATGTACTCCCAAATTCGTATTTGGGTTCTTTGGTGTTAATTTTTTTCAATTGTTCCGAAATGAAGTTATATAATTTTTCAGCTTCATCTATAATACCTTCAGGTACTCCAACAGCTTCAGTTATCAATTTTTTTGATATATAATTAAGTTGATTCTCGGTTAAAAAAATATTTTTCATATTATATAAATATAAAGGGGACCCATTATAGATCCCCAGTTTAGAATTAATCAATAAGTATGTTTACTTCCGTAAAGGTACGGTGTCAACAATTTCCAAAGATACCGGAATAATTCCAGCTCTAATAATGTTTAACTTCTTAGCACATCCATAAGACAAATCTATAATCATCTTTGACGACTTTGGTAGTCTATCGTTGATCTTGACCAGGATTGTGTCATTATTTTTTAAATTTTTCACCTTAACAATGGTTCCAAATTTATAGTACTTGTGTGCTGCGGTTAAACTGTCACTGTAAAATGTTTCACCTGACGCGGTTTTCCTTCCGGTCCAGTGTTGTCCATAATACGAAGCTGTTCCCTTTACCGGACCACCACTCATCATAACCGACATCAAAAACATCGGTAAAAATAAACTAGCTTTTCTCATAGTTTTTGTTTTTATTTTGGTTTATTTATTACAAATTAATTACCCAACAACACCAACCTTATCATCCAGGTGGTGGTCATCAAGTACTTCAGACCCAATTGGTCGTTTATTCATTATTCTAACTATTTCATCAATAGTGTATGGGTTCATATTATTCCCATCAACACCAACATCCATTTTTTTACCATTACCAAATTTTCTATGTTCTGGTAAATGAACGTGACCATGAAGATGAATAACACCTTTGTTTAACCCATGCCAACTCTGTAATGGGTAGTGACACAAAACAAATGAATTATCATCTATTTTAACTTCCAAGTAATGTTGTACACTTAAAAATCTTGTTTGGATGTTTGCTCTGTTATTTTCAATGTGGTGATCGTGATTTCCTAATATTAGGTGGATGTTTTGACAAACAAGTCTATCAAGGAATATATCAATATTTTCAAATCCCCCAAATGAAACGTCACCCAACATTATTAGGGTATCATCTTGACCCACCTTACTATTAATACCTTCAACTAATCTTTCATTCATTTTTTCAATGGTGTCAAAATCTCTAGTTGAGTCGGTTGGTATCTCACCTTCCGGTGTTCTCCAGTTTGTCGTACCTCTAACTATGTTCTTATGTCCATAGTGTGTGTCTGAAGTTATAAAAACTTTTCCGGTTGTTAATATTTTTTTAAAATTCATATCCTATTTTTTATGGTAAATCATCTAACCAATCAAGATCACTTGGTGGGACAAATCTAGAAGAGTCCGGGTAACTATTAATCATATTCCTAAGTCTAGAAATCCTATCAACATTATAACTTCTATTTGGGTTTGCTGGTCTTGGGATATCTAGGGTCGCTGTTGTACTGATAGAGTATGGATTTCCCATTGTCCCGTATAATGAATCTGAATTGGTTAATAATGTATTATTTTCTATCCCAGCTAGTTCACCGGTTGTCTTATACATTTGTAATTCTTTTTTTACAACCAAAAACAATTCATCTGGGATTTCACTGATTGACATCGGGTCTATTTCTTTATCTTGTTCATTCCAAGCTTGTATTTGATTGTTTCTGTTTCTTTGATGTTCCAACCTAAAGTTTCTTGAGAACGCTATTTTTAAACCGGTGGTTTTATTTATAACATACACTAATCGGTGTGTTGATAAATAATTAACCCAATATTTTTCTTGTGTCACACACCATTTTGTGTTTGATCCGTAGGTTTTGGATGACTCAAAACTTAATGGGGTTATTATAAACCAGGTATCGTCCTCGTAAATTTTAATAACTTCTTTTTCTAGTTTTTTCCTATTTTCAATTTCTTCGGCTTTTTTAACAACCTCATACAATTCTAGAAAATTACTATAAGAACTAATATCTTTATTTTCAATTCTATTAGATCTAGAGTGTCTCTCAAATTCATTTAGGGTTTCAATCTCACCCGAACCAAATAAGAACACTCCCATATACCCCATGAACTCTTCTTTATTTGGACTATAATACTCATTGTCTCTTTTGAAGTTTTTAATCAAAAAATCCAAATACTTATACGAATCAGTTGGGTCCAAATAAGAGATTATATCAATTATTGATACATTCAAATCTGGGTGTTGTTCTTTTAATTTATCTAACCTACTCATAACTTAATTTCAAAACGATTTATCATTTGTTCAATTTTATCTTCTGGGACATCGTGTTGGTTTTTACCACCGTGTCTGTTTTCAACAATAATGGTGAAAACGGTATATCCAAACTCCTTAGCTAAATCAAAATATGGTTTCATTTCCCATTCTTGGGTTGAGGTGTTTGAGACGACTATCTTTGGGTACTCCAGGATCATATCAGTTTTAACAAAACTTTGACACCATTGGTGTGCGTCTTTGATTTTCGTTGGGTTAAATTCATATTTCCCTGATGGAGTTACAAAGTACATATCAGCTTCGTAGTGTTGTCCACCCAATGTTTTAGCAAAGGTACTCTTCCCTGATCCGGGAATTCCTCTAACGATATATAATATTTTATCCATGTGACAAATATAAATCTTTTTTTTTGAAAAAACAAATATTTATAAGTATGAAATTGGTATTATCAGAAAATCAATATAGAGTTCTGCTTTTTGAATCTTCGGATTTTGGGGAGATCTATAAGATGTATTACCAGGAAATGTATCGTAAGATCTGTTATCCGATGTCTAACAACGACTCTGACTTAGCTAAAGACTATTGTCAGTCAGCGTTTATAAAAGCGTATGAGAAATTTGATAAATTTGATGATGTACGTAATGTTCAAGGTTGGTTAGCTAGGTTAATTAGAAACCACATAATAGATCAAATGAGGGGTAATAAAATGAAACATACTTCAGATAGTGAACTGTTGTCCACTCCAGAGGAGGAGCCAAATGACCCAAATTTATTTATGAATGAGTATAGTGAGGAGGAGATTAAAAAAGCTATTGATATGTTAACACCAAACTATAAAAAAGTATTAAAGATGTACTACTTTGAAGGTCTATCTCACCAGGAAATAGCTGACGAACTGGGTATTAGTGAGGGTACATCAAAATCAAACCTACATAAAGCTAAAGCTAATTTTAAGAAAAACCTTAAAAAAATTAAAGGGGAATAAATCCCCCCTTAAATTTTAGGTCAACACTTAGATTGTGTCCGACTCCACCACCTTGTTTTTTCTAAACAAGGAAACTAACTAAATTCTGTCGATGTTGATATTCTTAAATCGTCAATATAAATATCGTGATACCTAGAACTATCAAACCATGAAACTCTACTTGATGGATTTTCTTCATAGTATGTCTGTGTGTCCCATCCGTCCTTACACCAATCAAGGGCCATTTCAATAAATTCGTCCTGATTAATCTCAACACCATACTCATCAATTATACGACCACTTCTAATAAAGTCAAATAATTCTTCTTTACTGGTGTAGAATTTTTTATCGTGGAAATTCCAACAAAACTTCCACCCCATACTCCTTTTACCCAAATGGATTAGAATGTTGTCGGTGAATTCATCCCATGGGGACCAGTTAGTCCATTCATCTGGACCACCACCAATGTTAAAATTATTATTAATTGATCTTGGACTTATGTCCATTTTCCTTATTTTAGTCTGTAACTTGTTTTTTCTTTCCTCAAGTTCCTTAACTGAAGGTATTCTATAAAAATTGGTCCCCATATTTAAATTTTATTTATCCAAAGATAATAATTAGTATTGTTTGTGGTCCCTGGTGTTATAATGTGAAATGGTACCCCAGGTATTGATCCGTAATTAAACATTGACATGTTCACACTTCCACTCATATCCCCCCATATGAACGAATACAAACTTAAGTTCATTCCGGACATGGTCTCTGTCAAATGATAAACACTCTGAGTACCGTTCATAATGTATGTGTCCTTATCAATAAAAGATATTGTGTCATTAAGTGGTAATACCTCACCAAACTCCCCAACACGATAACCAGTAACGACCCAGTCTTGACCTGACAATGTATATACACTATCAATACTTGTGGTGTCAGTTATAATTGGTTGTGGTGGATTTGGTGGATTTGGTTGTATGTTCTCCTTGACACATGACGTGAGTAGAACTAAAGAAAATAAAACTAAATAAATGAATTTCATACTAATAATTATTTAGTAACTAAAGCTTCAATTTTACTTTTAACTGGATTTACCATATCAAGTTCCTTGGTTGAGGTGACAATAACACAGTCCTTAAGGATCCGACTTGGTATGTGAATGTAGAATGTATCCCCATTAAATGACGTTAGGTCCTCGTTTAACTCCACACATCCGTGGATCATTTTCAAGAACAACTTAAACTGAATCTGATCAACAAATACTTCCTCTAACAATGTACCAAACTTCTCGTTGATAATTAATATTCCGTATCCAATCTTTTTCATATCTTAAACGTTAAAAATTTGTTTTAAAACCATAATAACTTCTGAGTAATTTCCGTGTCTTAAATCGGTCTCACACTCTTTAAGTACTTCAATTACACAACCTTCAGCGTCACTATTTGAGTGTCCTTCTGAGATTAGTTTAACCACCGCTTTGTCGGAAGTCATATATACCATCTTCAAACCTTTCGGGAATTTTTTAATGGTTTCGATAGATTTTCTTTGTTCTTTTGTCATTGGGTATCTGTTAATGTTAAGACAAATATACAAGATATATTTTAATTGGCAAAAAAAAATCCCATAAAAAATTACTTCCATGAGATTTTTAGTTATTAACCAACAATATTTTGAAAGGGAATATTAGGTTTTGTGTAATATAAATACACAATACTTTTTAAAAGTTCTTACTTTTTTAATACTTTTTTTATAATTTCCTCTAATTGATCATTTTTTTTACTAAATGGTAGATCATCTATTGTAAAATACCCACATTTACTGTGTTCGTGTCCGTCTTTAGCTTTATTTAAATTTGGTGTTATATTTTTACTTGTTTCATGTAAATAAACATAAATTAACCCACGTTTTGTTGTCTGGTCTTTATCATATTTATTAATAAATCCAACTAATTTTAATTTGTCTGGTAGTACAATATTTGTCTCTTCATTAAATTCTCGTAAAGCAGCTTGTACTGGTGTTTCATCACCTTCGATCATTCCAGAAGGTATTGACCAGACATTTGGCATTGATTCGTCTGGTGATCGTTTACATAACAACACCTTATCTTTGTTTTTGATTATAATACCTGAATACCTTTTAAATTTAACCATACGACAATATTTATAAATATATGATAAAGTTAATTATAAACAATAGTCTTTTTAATGTAAAATGTCCTATGACCGATAAAGACATTAGTGACGGTATGATGGGTAAAAAATTTGATGATGATTTTAATGGGATGTTGTTTTTAATGAAAAAGTCCAACCATTCGTTCTGGATGGTTGATTGTATTGTTCATTTAGATATAATTTTTATTGACAATAATGTAATCACAAAAATACATAAAAATTGTAAACCATGTTTAGACAGTACTGGTTCTGAATGTGAGAGATATCGTGGTTATGGTGATATGGTATTGGAAATTAACGGTGGTGATTGTGATAAATACAATATTAGGGAGGGTATGTCTATTGAGTACCCAACTAAATTACTGATCTAATTAAAAAACCTACAGGGTCTACCGTTGGGTTTGACACATTTTTAGTCAATAACTCTGTTGGTGTTGTTATCTCTTCCGCTCCGGCTAATTGTTGTTCACCTTCTGGTTGTTGTCCCCCAAATTCGTCATTATAATACTGTTGTGATTGTTGTGTTTGTGAATACTCCCCAACTTTTTGGTTGACATATTCCTGACCATATTTAGCATCCAATTCTTCTGGTCCAACCCAATTACCTAACCCAAGAAAATCCAAAAACCCTAAATACCATTTAGTTCTTCTCATAAGTGATCTAACAGATCTATTACCCCATATTCTGGGAACACCACCAGCTAATCCTGACCAAAGTGTTGGATTGGCGTTTTTATATCCCTTAAATATACTCGATCCGTCAGCTAACTTTCGTAAATTTTTAATATTTTCAATTTTCTGTACGTCACTAATTTTTGACCAATTTTTTACTAAATTACCAGTCTCAGCTTTTAACACCCTACCTTTGGTACCAGCTTGGGAGAATAGATCTATCCACTGTCCGAGTACACCCCTAGTTCTCCTGGTTAGTACACCACCAGGTACATTGTCAACCGCAGCTTTTAATTTTGGTGTCCACTGTCCGGACCCCCTAACAAAATTACCAACAACACCTTTTTCCGCTGACAACGTTTTAAGTATTCCAAGAGCCTCAGCACTTTTACCAGCTTTACTTAATTTCAAAGCGGTATCCAATGTTTTAACCGCTGGTTTACCAACTTTCATAGCACCCATAACCGGTTTAGCTAATACGTCACCAACGTACGGTATTACCGATATCATGGATAAAAACCCAAATAAATAATCACCTTGATTAATGTATGAGATACCATTAGCTAAATCTATAACACCAGTTGGGTCAAATATACCTAATATGTCACCAACAGTGTTATACCATTGTGATTCATTTAGATTTTTTTTTCTTTTTGGTAATAAATCATTACATAATGATAATAGGAATAACTTATCATTATCTGATAGTCTATTCCATTTTTCCTCCAAAATTTGTTTTTGATTTTTATTCATTAAAAATACTTAATTTATTATAAATATCCTAAGTATTCAAAATGGGTTAGTTTAGTTTAATTTTGATTCCAAATTCTTAATATGGTGATCTAGGTACCATAAAGCTTTTCTTAAGTCTTCCAATTCTTTTGTTGGGTCCTTTTTACCAGCTCTAGAAATATATTTAACAGTATTACCTAATGAAAACCCGAGATCCCAAGCGTCAATAACTTTAATAGCTTCGTATGGATTTTCACCACCACCATAATGATTTGGGTGGTCTACATGTTCAGTTGTTTGATTTGGTTTTGTATTAATTGCCCAGAAAGCTCCATCAATACTGTTTATTGTGAAGTTTTCCCAATTAATACTATCAACACCCCTATCAACATCTGGTATATTAGTTTCTGTGGATTTATAATCATCAATATATATAACACCACCTGGTTGTAATCTAGAAGCTGTCAATATTGTGTCGGATGTTACACATTCAAATGTGTGACCACCATCAACCTCAACAAAATCAAATAGAACTTCGTTTGAAGTTAGAAACAGTGGAATTGTCTCTAATGAGGTTCCTGGTATTAAATTCATGTATATACCATACTTTTTAACTTCTTCCGATAATATCTCAAAATTAGGTACCGTACATTCGTGTTCACAAATATCAAAAACAGTTATTACTACTGGTGTTTCACCGTATTCACCAGATTGTCTCATTGAAGCTATTGTATCACAAATAATAAAAGCTGAGTGTCCCATATTAAACCCGATCTGAATAATCTGTTTAGGTTTATATTCCCTTATTAAATTTGATAGTAGGTTTTGTCTGTTTGGGAACCAACTAATGTTTCCTTCATTACAGTCGGTTTTCATTCCAGGTAATAGATTCATGTTATTATTTATTTAATTCTTTAATTTTTTCAAGTATTTCTTCTTCGGTTTTACCTTCATTAAACATTCGGTATATTATCACTGAAAAATCATCGGTTAGATAAGCTGCGTCTGAATCCAAGTATTTCATTATGTTATCTAAATTTTTTAATATTCCTTCCTTACTAAAAAATCTTTTATTAAATCCCGTCATCTTCGTTAACTATAGAAAACCTATCCTTTAATTTTTTATATTTATTAATGATTTCATTTTGTCCAACATATGTTATTAACTTACGTTTAAACAAAGGTAGTAATGTTTGTTCTATTGGGAACTCACCATTACTGGTCATTTCAAATACCGGTAGTTTTCCGTCTGTGTTTTTATCAACCGTATTAAAATTATCAATAATTTTTGATATTGTCAAATCTGTGGTGTCAGAAAATATTAAATTTGTTGTTGTCTTTTTTTCTGGTGACTTTTTGGACACCTGTTTGATGTCGTATCTCCACACATATTTTTTATTTGTGTTTTTATCAATAAAATAAAAATATCCGGTAGTACTTGTTGTATTTTTTTTATTCTTTTTTGGTTTGATCTCTACGTTATCGAACACTATTGTCCATACTGATTTAGCGATATTGAAATACTCCAACATTTTTGGTGCGGTGTATTTTAGGATTTCAATAAACTCTTCAGTTTCAGATTCATCCATTTCTGGAATGTCTTTAATTTTTAAATCCCTAACCAACAATTCGTCGTCAACTGATAGAAATCGTTTATTGGTGTATACGATTTTTCTATCCTTGATTAATGTTTGGACATTAGCTAAGTGTAGGGACAACTCAATAAAACTTGGGTACAGTTCCAGATTATCTAGTTTTTCACCCATTTTTTGAAAGTACGAGAGTAGCTTGTACTCTTTATGTTCCTTATCGATTGGTTTTTCGAACATCCAGTCGGTGTTCATTAAAAATTCTATTTTTTTCTTTCGTTTCATCAATCATAATAATAAACATAAATCTTGTTGGTGTAAAGATTAATCTGTTCTAACAACATAATATCGGTCCTGATTTATTGTGTAGTAATCATATGTGTCGTCATAACCACTAATTCTACCATAATCACTATCACTAACTAAATCATCTAACATTTCATCTTTATCAATAAAAGGACCATAATCCATCCCATAATCATCCAACCATCTTGTCGGGTTATCTCTAATCTCGGACAATCGGTCCTCAACAGCTTCTTCCACTGAATCATCATCTAAATCACCATCTGGATCATCTTTAATTACTTCAATTTCAGATTCAATTTCACTAGTTCTATCTTCAATCTCACTTATTCGGTTTTCATTTTCCTCCTCATGTTCACCATCCTCATCGTCATCACTATAGTATATTTGTTCAACCTCTTTACCGTTTTGATAAATCACCCATCGATTAGAATCGTACTGAGTTATTAATTCATTATTCATGTAATCGGTAAATTTAAAATACCTTAAACTTTCAGTTACTTCTTCCGTTAATGGTGATCTAGCTCCTCTTTCAATTAAAAATTGTTCCTGAAGTAATGATCTTCTTTCATATTCTAGTTGTTCAATTTCACGTTCCTGACTACCACTAAGAGTTTTTTCAATGTCATAACTTTCTGGACTTTCATATATGTCATTTCTAACGTCATCTTCAAAGTATTCAGCGACTTCATCACCGTTTATGTATCTTTCTAAGTGGTTTGAATCAAAATATTGTTCGGGACTATCAACCCAGTCTTGATAATATTCTTTTAAAGCTTCATCAAATTGGTCTTCAGTTCCAACTGCGTATCTTTGACCGTAAGTTGTGTCATTAACAGATTTAAATATGGTTAAATCACCATAATGACCTCCATCCTCAACTAAATCATAGACATCATGAACCTCATCCATTAAATCATTGATGTCAGATTCAACCTCATCCATTTCAACAACAATGTCGTCAGATTTTTCATCATCTTCCTCTTCTTCTAGTTTTTGTTCTAATTCTTTATGTTTTCTTCTAAGTTCTTCTAATTTTTCTTGATCTTCATCATCTAAAAGTTTAACTGAACCATCGTGGTCTTCCATGAATTTAAGAACAGCGTGTGCCATTTCACCGGTTGTGTCCCCATTATTTAGGTCCCATTCATTTTCTTCACGTCTTTCCTGAGATTCTTCTCTCTCTCGTTGTCTTTTTAATCTTTCAAGATATTTCTCGTACGGTGTTCCCCAAACTCTGATATGATTGGAGTGTGTTGTTATTCCTTTAATCGTTTTGATACCGGTACCAGATAAATCAACCACACCATCAATTCTAATGTCACCCAAATCAGTAATTTTTTCCCTAAACTTATGATCACTTAAATCTAAATTCCCGGTGATTCGTATTTTTTTACCTTTAAATTGTGGGAGGTTATGAATTAATTGAGCGTTACCATTAACACCCATTAATAATTTTTTATACATCTCTGGTTGGATTTCGACGTAATTGTCCTCCTCATTCTCCAGGATAATGTTCTTAATTAAATTAATTAATTTACTTTCACTAAGTCTTACTAATTTTTTCATATATAATAAATATTAAAATCTTTACAAATATAACTTTATTGGGATATTTATATATAGAAATAAACCTAATAAAAACATTAGTCATGGGATGTGGATGTAAAAACAAAGGGAACCAACAAGCTGCTCCGGCTCCTCAACAACAAGTTAACACTCAGAATGAGGGTACAAAAAATCAAACTGTACAGGAATCTGTGAAAAAAATTGTTGAGAGATATTATAACAATAAGAAATAATCCCTTTGTCAACTAAAAGACTTAGAAGGTGGGAATGTTTCCACCTTTTTTTGTATTTATATTAAAAGTAAAGTATGAAGCCTTCAGATATTATTGAGTTATTTAACGATGGTGAATGGGAAAAAATTTCCAAATTCTTCAATAATGATATAATGACATTTTTAAAATTTTCAATTAGTAAAGGATTCTCAAATCGTTTGGATATATCTAACATATCCTGGAGGGAGTTTGAGGAAAATGAAAATTTATTTGATTTTTTAGCTGAGAACGGTTTTTTGGATAACGTTGACTACGATTCATTGGATGATGATCTTAAAAACTATTACTTATATTGGTGGTTAAATGAAAATCCAGATGAGTGTCTTCAGTATATATCTGGTGGGATATTATCGGATGTTGAGATTAGAGGTGAGGGTGAGTATTGGTTAAGACTTAGAGACCGTGATGAATTGGTGGTGTTTTTTGATGATACTGGTAGGGATGTTACAGCTCGTGATTTAGCTAAAGGTATTTTTGAGGAGGAAGATAGGTGGTATGACAGATTCTGGGACACCACGGATAATGTTTACCGAGATGTCATCGATGAACTTGATGATAGTAATTTACGGGTTTTAGCTAGTCGTATTCTCAAAGAGATCGGTAACCAGGATCTAAACATAGAAGATTATGGGTCTGATTTCTTTCACGAATTAATGAAACAACAAGGTAGGGAAGATTTTTTCCAAATAACTGATGATGTTATTTATGATTTAATAAAGGATCAGGAAGCTATGGAGGAATTACTTGATGGTGACCTAGATGAACTAAAAGGTGAGTTATATAATGTACATGATAACGCGTATAACAGTGCGTATGAGAGTGAATGTTATGATTTAGTTTATGATGGTCTTGATGAATTCTTCTCATCAAAAATAACTGAGGAAATGACAAAATCTGGTGATAAAACAAAATATACCCCCTATATTAGAATTAGTGATTTTTATAACAATGTTAAATCATTTGTTTATGAAAATAGGGGTCGTGGTTATAGTGATGGGTTATTGGAGTATCATGGATCATATACTGAAATGATGAGGTCCCTATTTGATGATAATGAATATGAGCAAATTGATTTTAGAATTCCTGGGTACCCTGATTGGGATCGTGTTAATAACAACATAAATGAATTTTTCTCAGATTATATATAATGAAAGTTTCAGAACTAATAGATAGATTTAATAATGGTGAATGGTATAAAATTTCAAAACTATTCAACAATGATTTATCCACATTTATAAATTTTTTTGATAAAAAAGGATTACTGGATAAGATTGACATAGAATCAATTAATCGAAATGATGATGATGGTACAATAAATCAAGTGTGTTTAATGTATTTGGATAAATATGGTCCTGATTACTTTTTGAAGTACCTTGGTGATGTACAAAAAAATGAGGACGGGTATTTTTTAAAATTAGATGATTTATCTGAGTTATCTAAATTATTTGATTCTGGGGACAGTCGTGGTATGACTGATGAAGAGATTGTCAGTGAGGTACTCAGTCCAGATTGGTTTGAGATGTATACTTTTTCTAGTCGTGATGTTGATTGGTACAGTGATATTGTGGATGATTTAAATGATGATAACTTAAAAACTTTAAAGGGTGTTGTATTGGATAAATTATCCGGTGTTGAGTTTGATAGTGAAGATTTCAATGATGAGTGGTTTTATGACCAATCAGACGATAATGGTATGTTCACCATAAATGAAACAAACATAGACCAGGTATTTTCTGATAAAAGTGTTTTTAATGAATTAATGTGGTTAGATAGTCTAAGTGAGACTAGAAGTGAGTTATATTCACTATATTCATTATCTTATAATGAAGCGTGGAACGATGAGGTATATGAACAAATTAAAATAAAAATTTCTGATTATTTTGATGGTGATCACATATGGGATAACGAAGATGTTTACTTTAAAATAAAGAATTTTGAGGGTGACTTAAGGGATTTTATGACGTGTATGGAGGATTACTCAGATTCAATAATTGATAAATACGACTACTTAGACATGGTTAAAATGTATATGACTACGTGTGGTGAGGAACTTAGAATATACAACCCGGAATACGCTGATAGTGATCTAGTGAAAAAAAACCTGAACGAGTATTTCTACAATTATATTAGTTAACTATTTATATATTAAATTAATTTTCATATCAATTGTAAAAAAAAGATATGAGATTAATAAACAAAAATTCTAGAAGAGGTGTTGTTAACTTATTTTCAGAATTTGTATTATCCAAAATAAATAAAACAGAAAATTCCATAATTCAGGTTACCGACTGTGGACCTTTTTTCGTTGTTAATGGTTTAACGACTAGTTTGTCAATTTTGGATTTAAACAAAGTAAGGGATGAGTTTGTCGACTGGTTTAGTGAGGTATTAACCGATGTTGATATCGAAACCATAAATATAATCGATCTGATTAAGTATGGTGAAAAAATAAAGAATATTGAACGTGGGTGGGTTAAGGTAAATAGGTCACTGTACGTTGAGGAACCGGAACCGGTATCTGAAGTATCAGTAAGTTCTGAATTCCCGTATGGTCACAGTTTAAATTGTGGTCGATTAATGGTTTATTATTCCCACTACATTTTCAACCACTGTTACAGTTCAATTGGTACCGATGAGGTGTATTTTTATTTTACAAAAGAACTAGATGAGGATGATGATTTTAAAATTAGGGTCATCACAAGTAAAGGTGATAAAGTTGACCATAGAGTTAAGTCGATGATACTGGACGTATTTGATTTTAATCTGGAAGAGTTTAGTAGTAAACTAACTAAGTATGATTTAATACATGATGTACTAGATCCAAATAAATCCAAACCTTACCTGATCCAAGACAGATTAAAAGATACTATTTTATTTTAAAAACGAAACCCCCATTTTAAGTGGGGGTTTTTTTATTTTTCAAAAAATTCTTTGATTATACCGACACCATCTTCCAGGTCGTCAAAATCCCTTTCGGGAGCGTATAAATTTGTACTAGGTTCTTCACTTTCCGGGGATTCAATCAACATAAACGCTGGAACAAATTCATTCTGTGTGACTTCCACAAACATATCATATTCTTCCTTGTGTTTATTTATATCCCTATCATAATAAGTGATGTTCTCTTTATCCAACATTTCTTTTAACATGTGACAATATGGACAAGATTCCATAGTGAATAAAATAACTACCTTATCCATTTATCAATTCGTTTACCATTCCGTTTATTTGTGACTCATTTAACACACCAACCTTGGTGTCAATGTTTTCACCTGAGTTAAATACTTTGGTTGTTGGGATACTACGAATACCAAGTGACATAGCTATCTCACGATTCAAATCCACATTCATTGTAAACATGTGAACATCTGTTTTATTTTCTGATGATACCTTTTCAAATATTGGTTTCATCATTCTACATGGTCCACACCATTCAGCCCAGAATTCAACTATGATTTTTTCACCAGAGTTTATTTTTTCCTGTAAGTCAACGCTACTAATTTCCATTTTATTTTAATTTTGTTAAATTTTTAATGAAGAGACTAACCTCATCAAATTGATCAGTTCTATAAATAATCTTCATTTGATAAATATCCTCATCTCTACTTTTGGATAAATATATTAGAAACCCGGATGGTGATATAAACGAAGCTTCATCGTGATACATGGTACCGTTTAAAGAATATCCATCGAGATGTTTAATGGTATATTTTCTTTCCATCAACATAACTGGAGTTATTTTAACTGGATCTAAGTAATGTATTACAGAATGTACCTTACCAGTATTCTCCTCAAGTTTTTTAATGAATTCTTCTTCTCGTTTAAACATTGTATTCGATTAAAGGTGGGGGGTTTTACCCCCCCACTTATATTTAAATCATTTCCTCAGCGGTTTCCCAGAGTTTTGTGTTTATGTGATTGTTCTGTAAGATATTTTTAATACCTCTAAGTTTGGTTCGTCGACCGGAGTTTGACTTATATCCAACCCCACCACGAACAAACTTCTCCTGAACAACATTGAACACCTTCCAAAGATCATCACCTTCGTCCTCAGATCTATTTGGTGTTAACAAGTCCATAATATCCAAGTCTGTCGGTTTTGATCCGGTATTCCATCTAAATTTAGATGATTTCATAGCAAAGTCAATCTTTTCTTCTAGAGTTAATTCTCTTTCCATCATTCTATCAATTGACTGTTGGATTCTAGGTAGTCTTTTGGAGAAGCTCTCAGTTAACTTTTTAACATCATCGAACTCAAACCCTGTATGTCTAACGTCAAATCTGTCAGCTACTGAGGTGGGTACAATCAATCCGTTACTACAAACTAATCGGTGTAGTCCAGATGTAATTGATAGAGCGGACATACCGTTGTGTGAGTTTCTAATCACAGCTTCAACAAGGGTATCACCAACTTTAGGTAATTCACCATTTCGAAGTCTTAACTCATGTAGGGAATGAATTCCTCGACCACTTTGTTTAACTGAAGATACTTTCCACCCTTCACGATCAAAAAATTCAATGATTTGATCTGTCGGTACAAATTTGTATCGACTTGTCATTTTTGGTGACGCTGATGTAGCGAATACTGATGGAGCTACTTGTTTGATTAATTCTGGGGTGTAGATCATGTTATTTAATTTAGATTAATAATAACACAAATATAAGGGTTTTTTTGGTATAAACAAATTTTTTTAAATTAATTCATTATTATATCACCAAATTTTGTTTTCATTACCAGTTTACTAACCTCAGAATGGTCATTAATTTGTGGTATTTTCATTTCAACAACGATATTAATAATTTGTTCCCTGGTTAAAATTATATCCAAACCTTTTTTGTGGTTATCTTCCGATTTTTCCCTCAATTTTGTGTAAAATTCCTCTTTCTGGATTTCACCAATTAGTATTAATAGGTCATTTGGGTTAGTTTCAAAGAACCTAATTAGATTTGAGATATAAATCTCGATGTCTACGTTTTTCATATATAATTAAAAGTCAAAGGTTGCTGGACAGTGTTGTTTCATCTCTGGTGGGAAATTAGGTTGTACATAACCCATAAATTCATCCTCAATAAAATATTGTTTAGCTGATTCAGGTATACTATTTTCATCAATCCCGGATCCGGATGTTGATAAAAACTCCAAACAAGTTAAATTAACAATTGATTTTGGTAGTTTTGTCAATCTAGGACAATTCAATAAGTTTAAGAAAACTAAAAACTTACATTGTCCGATAGCTTCTGGAATTGATTTGATATAATTGTCAACAATTAACATTTGTAAGTTGGTAAATTGAGCTATCTCGTTTGGTAAATCAAGATATAGGGATCCCTTACTTGTATTCTCAAGTGAAACATATGTTATTTTGGTTTTATCTTTAACACTAGCAAATAATTTTTCCAATCCAAATATAGCGGAAAATTTAGCGTTAATGTTTGATGGGTAACTTATTTCTAAAGATGATCCACCAAATTGTTCGTCAATACCAAATTCAATTTCCTTTGTGTATATTTCTCTAATTTTTTCTTTGTGTTTTTTCATTAACGGACTATTGATGAGAGCGATATCTAACTCGGTTAATTCCTTTAATGATTTATTTTCAAATTGTTTTACTTTTTCTCTCAAATAATAAGCGACTACATCTGGTTCTGAATCCTGAACCATTTGAGCGTTTAACGGTAAACTTAAACCAATGTATTTCTTTTTAAGTTCTGGTGTTAGATTCTTGTAAATTTCAGAACCACCACTTCTATTACTCAAATCTGGACCAACCAATTCTAACCACAATTCAGCTTCAGCTTCAGACCCTAATTCTTTAATAGCGTCAGTACTAACTCTAGCACTCTCAATTCTATTCATATGTTCCCTATCCTCATCACTAATTGGTAATGGTTTAAATAAATCCTCCTTACCTTTTAGTAGTGGGAACTTTTCGGTGATTTCATTCCAACTAACTGTTTGACCTCCGGACCATCGTCCTGAGTTAGTAGCGTCAGCCAATCTTTTATCACCATATCTATCAACAAGGACAACACCAGCGTGATTTGGGTGTGTTCTATAGTTTGCTGGTTGTGTTAAATCAATTACGTAATATAACGTTAAATTTTGTTTTAATCTGTAATTGTAATAGTAGTTACCCGCTCTATCCCAGGATGTACACCAACTTGAGTTAGGTGCGTATTTTTTTCTAATTCTGATACATTCATTTTTTATTGTTGGTAAAAATACTAATAATTCATCATCTTCATATATTGTTTTGATATCATCCAGGTCAATACCTACTTTCGTTTCATCCTCTTCGTCCACAGGTAAAGCATCAACAATATGTTCGAATTCATCAAATGTCATTAACATTAACGGTTTAGTGTTGAATGGTATTTTTGAATAAGCGGTGGCGTAAGCTTCAAGTCTTGGTAAGACAATTTCAGGGGTTAATTCTGGATTTTCAGTTGCGAATTTTTTCCAACCAACACTAACCACAATCTCTTTAAACTTATCGTTTAATACCTGTTGTAGTCTTTCTTTTGGCATTTTAAGTATCTGTGATGATACTCTAGGATCCATTTGTTCAAGATCTTTTATTTTTCTCTTCATGACCATTAATGGTACGAATTGGTTTTGTATCAGATCATTTAGATCAACATCGGTATAATTTAAAATATTTTGTTCTTTTGCTGGTAATACGTCTTTAACCATATCGAAAGCTTTAAAATTAGCCTTAACTTGATTAATATCCGCTCCTTTATTTTTGTCCATAAAAGCTTTAAAAGTTTCTGTAGACGCTTTTTTAGCTTCTTGTTTTTTCTTATACTCCTCTACTGTTGTTTTTAAATCGTTATATGTGTATTGTACGATATCTCTTCTATCCGGTGGAAAAGCTTGTTTAAATCTTTCAAAATCTGAAATGAGTTCTCTAACATAATCCTCAGTTGGTGGGTTTGGGTCCCCCTCTGTCTCACCACTAAATTTATCAATCATTTGTTTGATAACTTTTTCAGACATAGCTTCCGATAAAAGATCTTTTCTTTTAATATTTTTAACTACCGTTTCGGATAATATCTTTATTAACTCCATGTTCGTATTTTATCAATAAATATGTTAATAATAACCTTTTTTTATTTATTTGTCAATTTAATGTATTTATTTTTAGTAAAAAATGATAGAAATGAAGAAAGCTACGGAAGTCAATGGATGTCGTAAATGTAATAAAGGATTTACAAAAACTCAAATAGGTATTGTTATAGTTTCCGGATATATTTTATTATCCTCAATATATGGTACAGTAATGTTGTTTAAGACCCTATTGGAGATGTTTTAAGTCCTTGTGAACTTAAGTATTAAGTTTACTACCAAATCACCCTGTGGTTGTTGTTTAAACCCCTTATTTTTAACTCTTAGAGCTTTTGAGGTGTCGATTGTGTCTGGAAATTTTATTGACATGTCACCATCCGGGTGTGGTACAATAAAATCATCTTTTTGGATTTCATCTAAATTTAATACTTTATTGTAAATTAGGTTATTTGAAATCTTTTCGAACCCATTTTCGGGTGTTATTTGTACTCTAACCACCAAGTCACCGTACACTCCGTTTCTAAAATCACCAGACCCCTGTACTTTAACAAATTGACCATCGTCAATTCCGTGTGGTAATTTTATGTCAATTGTTTTTATCTCATCTTTATCACCAGTACCGTGACAAACGTGACAAGCGTTTTTAATAATCTTACCAGAGCCTCGACAAGTATTACATGTCATAGATACCATTTGAATAAACATACCACTCCCCATTTGTCTAATGACGTTTCCGGAACCCCCACATTCGTGACAAACTAATTTATCACCTCCAGTTCCATTACATGGGTCACATTTTGATTTTCGTTTAAAATTTAATTGTTTTACTTTACCTAAATAGGATTCTAATGTTCCAACGGTAACTGTGATTACAGTACTATGTACTTGTTGTCTTCGATTACCCCTATTAAACATATTAAACATTTCATCGAAACCAGGAAAACCACCACCAAACGGATTTTGTCTGGACATGTCATATTGGTTCCTTTTTTGTTCATCACCAAGAATATCGTAAGCTACTGATATTTTTTTAAACTCTTCCTCACTACCACCAACATCTGGATGTTTTTCCTTAGCTAACTTTTTATAGGTTTTTTTTATCTCATCTTGTGTCGCTTTTTCACTAACACCTAAAATATCATAATAGTTTTCTGTATTCATTTGTATTATTTATTTATTATATTTATTACATGAATTATATCGTTGTTCTCTTTAAAAATAAAGAAAGAAAGAAAATAATAAAGAAATTTAAAAGATTTGATCGTGCTAAAAAATATTATGATCAATTAATTAAAAATAATGACGTTATATTTGAAAAGGTTGTTGAGGAGAATGTTGATTGTACTTTTGAATTGTCTTTGCTTGAATTTAAACCTGTGGATCATACTCCGGTATTCATTAGGGATGAGATTGGTAGACAGTTTAAAGCTGAGGTCGATGATCCTGAATATAAGATAATAAAAATAAATCCGTTTAAACTGGAGGAGTTAATTTATGATGTCTCAAAGAACAAAAGAATATCATTTAATAAATTCATAACTGATTATATTTCTAGTAGATCATTAAAACTAATATCAAAAATAAACAACAAAATATCTATTCAAAATGACGATACCATAAATCTTTTCACATTTAAAACTGAATCAGAATCCTTTAGATTTTTAGAGATACTCGAGAAATTTTTAATCGATTCGGGTAATAAAAATTGTGTTTTAGTTTATGACACTAGTAAGACACAAAAAAAGTATATTTATGATATATTAAGTAATATGGGTGTTAGTAAAAGGAAATTGTATCGTAAATACACATCATTTCCCGGTAGGAAATAATTTACGAAACCAACTTACCCTCTTAGGTTCTTCCACTGGTTCTTCTACTGGTTCCGGTTCTTCCGATTTTTCTTCTTCGTTGAAGATACTCCCATTTAGAAAGACAATTTCTGTTTCCGATATATCTATTTTAAACCTCTTAAGGTTACTGTCGAATATGTTGAATATTGTTTTAGTTTTAGCAAACTCATATTCATCCATCTCAAATATTACTGTTGACTTTGATTTTGGGAACGTTGTTTGTATTTTATCAGTAACAACTGCTAACTCCTCTAAGATTTTGTTATCACTTTCATTATTTTCTCCCATAATGTTAATTTTTTGATTTCTATTGGTTTTGGTAGAATTTCAGATCTATCCATATTTTTTATCTGTTGGATAAATTTTAACTTACTTCGTTCAAGTTCTACTTTATCTTTTTCAATCTCACTGTTAAGCCAGTCTACTTGGCTCTCCAGTTGTGTCGGCATCTTCTTCATCGTCATCTAGTTCAATCTTTTTATTGTTTGATTCAAACAGGAACGTTAAGTTTTGTAGGTTATCAAGTCTTTGTTTTTCAAAGATACTTTTTAACTCATCCACTTTAGAGTTAAATAACCTTTCTTTTTCTTCTTTATCTTTGTTATATTGTATGATGTGAGTTATACTGTTAATTATATCATCAACAGATTCCTCAGTAAATTCACAAACAAATGAAAAATGTCTACTTCCTTTATTTGTACTATCATTCTCAATCACATTTTTCTCGTTTACATACTTTTTAAGTATCTTCCAGGTGAGTGGGAACTCAATATCAAATGATAAATAGTTTTTGAGTTTCCTTACGGATTGGATGTATGGGTATAGATGTTGGAATTCCTTGAATAAGCTCATAGTATTTTAAATAAAAATGTTATTATATATGAAAGTAATAACCCGTAAAATACTAGACCTTTGTTTCCGATGTCTAAACTTTTTGGGTTAGAACTAAACAGTGATATTAATGTGACCATTAATAACCTAAATAGTGTTAGGGTTGAAAACACAAACACGAAAAACAATATTGATTCCAACCCTAACATAATTTATTTAAGCTTTTTTAGTCTCCAAAATTTCACCTCTCAACGTCTGTAATAACGCTTTCAATTCTTGTGCTGTTTTTCTAGCTCGTGTTCCAGCACTTTTATTACCACCAAAAAACTTGGTAGTATCATTGTTTAGTGACTCAGTTAATGTTTTAATTTGCTCTAAAGTTTCCATTTTTAAAAAATTAATGTTTATTGATACTAATTATAGTCATTTTTAATTTGGTTGTCAACACTATATATTTAAATTTTTATCTAATGACTTGTAAATGGTGTATATCATATCCACATCTGACCGAGTAAATGGTTTTTCACGATCAAACACATCGGAGAAAAATTTACCAATAGAATCTTTCATATTTTTATTATCTTGTTTATAGTATATCTCATCAAAAAATGATTTAAAATAATCGTAATGGTCTCCATTTTGATTAAATTCCAACCCTTCCTTGGAGAAATTATCAACGGTTTTTTTCCAACACCAATCAAAATGTTTTTGGTTATCCTCATCCGATAAAGTTATTTTAGTTTCATTATCCACATTTTCACCTAAATAAGTATCCATCACCAAATTATATAGTGAAATTGTGAAATCATAATATAACTCCAGTTTTTCCGGTATTATATTATTAGCGTTAAACCAGATGTCAACTTCATCTTGATCTAAATTTTTCGATAAGTAATTAAAAAAATTCTCCATAGGGTATCTATGGAGAATTATAATAAAAGATATGTAAATGTAAATTATTGTGTTTTTCTATCGTAAGATATTAAATTTTTAATCTTGTTAAATTCTTCATTTATTTTTTCCACTTTCTTTTCCTCTGCTGATTCCAATTTAATATTCATACCTTTACCTTTTTCGGTTCCTGGTTTTTCATTGAAGACTGGGCTAGTTACCCTTTTATATGATTGGTTTTTTAACTTATTTAATGTTTTTCTTTCTTCAAATTTGTGAAATCTATCGTTGGCTTTTGATTTAAGTGCGTTTCCACCAGGTTCATTTCCGGTTTTACTAGACCCAAGATAATAATTTTTGATTGACTCTTCATTGTGATCAACCCCATCGGATACCGGTATTTGTAATCCACCAATTTCATAATTAAAGTCTTCACCCTCATCAGAAAGTTCAAAAGCTTTTTTATCCATATCACCATTAGCCATTGGGAACTCCTCTGGATTCATATCATATTTAATTTTTGACCCTGGTTTTTGATATTCATTCATTTTTTTGGTTAGAGCTTTAATATAGTCATCATTTTCATTACCAGACTCTTTATGTATCTTGTTGTATGTATCTAAACCTTTGTGTGATCTTTTCTTGATATTATCTTTTTCCTCGTTAACAATTTTTTCAATTATTGAGATAATTTCACTTTCGGTAAATAAAGCTGATTCTTTTACTGTTTTCTTTTTCTTACCTTTATTTGATCCTAAAAATCCACCAACATTAGCAGCAAATGTAGCCATTTTAATGACCTTGGTGTCGTTTGATTTCATAGCTTTGTCAATACATGATTTAGTCACCTCACCATCTTCATTAGTTAAATCTTGTCTTTCACACCATTTTCTAAAATTACCTTCAGTTCCTTTTTTCCCCATTTTACTTGAGTCTTTTTGTATGAATTTTTCAGAACTTTCATTTCTAACTTTATACTTTCTATCGTCAACAGTAAAATACTCATCGCCACGTTCTCTAGCTTTATTTAACTCACCACTAAATTCATTACCTTCCCAAACATCAGATTCGTCAATTTCACGTTCCATTTCTAATTCATACATAATTTCTTCATCATCGTCATGTTTTCTACTTCTGTTTGAGTGTACTTCCCCACCCATTATATCAGAGTCTTTGTAAAAATCCATATCTTCAGATTCTTTCATGTCTTTTCGTTTTTTAGATCTTAGTACTTTAAGATCCTCAGCGTCTATTTCATCTTCAGGTTCAGCTAATTTTGCGATATTCTTTTGTTTTCTAGATAATGTTTTTTCTTCTTCCATTGACATTTTTGAATACCCACATTCGTTACACTCACCCTCAACCATTTCACCTAACCCACATTCGTTACACATTTTACTCTCAGCTGTATAATCAAATTCATTATCAGGATTAATGTCTTTCATGTTCATTATTTTTTCTAAAACTTCCTGAGCTTTTGATTCCATACTTTCCCTTAAAAGTTTTTTAAATATACTACGTTTTAATTGGTCTTTTCTCATTTTTTATTTTTATTAATAAATATCTAATTATTACGTTTATTCCATTCTGATAGGATAATTGTTTTAATTGTGTCAACGTCGATACCGTATTTTTCAGAAACAGTGTTTATGACATTATTTAAAACCTCATTTTCAAATATGTTAAGAGCTTTAATATCCCCCTGATTACAGTATGGAAAACGTTTACATTTTTTTTTAACCTGAACGAATTTTCCTCCCGGTATTTGTGTTTTTGATTTTCCTCTCCAATCTTTTTTACTTGTTGACTTGGCCCAGACCTTGGGTGTTGAGTATTGACCACTAGAAGCTGTTGACGTAGCCTCCTTGGTCTCAACTTTTTGGGGTTCACTAAACAACTTTGTGGAGTATGACATTCCGGCCGCACTACTTGTGGAGATTTCTTTAGTCTCCTCTTTTTTGTATTTTTTTGTATTGTTTTTTACGGATAAAAGAAAATCATTAATATCCCCTGGATCCTTTAAAAATTCTTTTATTTTAATCCTAATGGTTCGATTGGACAATTTTTTATCCCTAATCAATTTTAAAATTTTAACAATGTCACCTCTATCATTTAAGTAACTCAAATAATCACCTTCTTTTTTATTTGTTTCTTCTAGGGCATTTTTTCTAGCTTCAAGTTCACCTGGTAATTCTTTTTTTATCTGATCAGTCAATTTATTGAGAACATTATCCATCACATACTTTTAAATTTAGATTCCCAAACATGTCTTTGTTGGTACATTATCGTATAAAACTCCCTAAATGACTTTATAACAAGGTCTTTAATATCTCCCTCGATTTTTCCTCGTTTAATGTCCCTTGATATTCTATCAATAATTTTATCCTCAAATTGTTTATAGGTATTAGACCCAAAAAAGTCTTTTATCTCTTTTTTAACAATTGATTCAACCTCTCTTTTATCACTCTGAGTTAACGCCATTTTATTTAAAAATAAATATGTAGGTTATTGATGTTAGTATCGCAGCACCAACAATTTCTATAATAGTTGTTTTTGTTTTTAATTTTCTAATATCATCTCTAAGTTTTCCATTTTCTTCATTGACAATTTTAAACTTATCCTCAGTCATTTTTATTATCTTAACGTTATTACTATCTTTCTCCTCTAGAACGTCGATAATACCATCCTGTTTTATTGATTTTTTTTCCAATTCAATTATCTCAAGTCTGGTTAATTTACTTTCATCCCGTAATCTATCTAATTCATTTAAATCTAATAGTATTTGTCTTCCTATAGTATACGGCAAACAAATCTGATTACTATCAACAACACCAGATTGTCCAAAAACCGTATATGTGTTGAATAAAATTATAAATGCTAGGAGTCTTTTCATAATGTTAGTATTTGTATCTTGTTTTAAACAGGCTATCCACCTGTTTAGCGTTAGCGTTTTTAATATCCTGGGATTTTTTATCGTAGTAGTTGTTTATAGTTTTTTTCTCAACTCTAATGTTGTTGATTGTAGAGTCTATTTTTGATATATCTTTTTTATACGTTACGATCAATTTGTCCAGTTCTTTTTGTCTTTGATTTACTTCATTAATATTTTTATCAAGTTGTTCTAATTTATATTTAATTAACTCACTGTTGTCGGTGGTTTGACTATATAACTTTGTCAAAATAAATACAATTGTACAACTGAATACAATTAATAATATTTCTTTATAATTTTTAATTAAAAATTCTTTCATAGTTCTGATAGTTTTTTTCTGTCAGCCAAAACCTTACTCCATTTTGACTTAAATTTTTCATAAAAAGTTTGTATTTTTTTTAATGTTTCAATAAAAGGTTCATCAACTTTTGACATTTCAGAATTTATATAGACACCTGTTGACTCACCAATTGAGAAAAAGAAGTCTAGGTCCATTTCAGTTATCTTACCTGACCATTCAACATTATTATCATAAACATTAAGTTTGTTGAATTCAACTAGTTCACTAACATCAGTTCTGAACTCGTTCATACTGTCTTGGAAAGCTTTCTTATCGTCACTTGTTAACTGTAATTGAGACTTATCTTTTGAGTGTAGGATCATTATCCCACCAGATATTTTAAATCCCCTAGTCTTGTCGGTTTTTGATTTTTTTTCATCGTTATCTTCAATTTCCTCATCAGAAACTTCAGCTGTTTCATAACCTGTCGGTTTTCGGTCCATATCGTCCAGATCCTCACTTATAATACCGTAGGTTGATTTAATACGTGTAAATTCCTCATTTAATGATTCATTAGTTAATAACTTTCTAGAAGCTTTAAGTAAATCCCTAATTTCATCTTGTCTATTCATCTTCAATTTTTTTTACAAACCATTCAAAATTAAAAGCTGGACTAAGATCAGTATTATATAACTCAAAATTACTTTTAGTTAAAATACCCTCATGTCTTTCAGCTCCATTTATTTTTGTATTGTGTCCAATACATTTAAGTTTTATTGACATATCTTCTGACAATTTTTTACACAATAAAACACAAGATTCCATTTGTTCTGTTGTGTATGGTTGCCAAAAAATATAATCTCTCCACTTTCTTTCAAAAATGTCCCCATTATAAATATCACCAATCCAATTAATGTATGAATTTTTAAGTGGTACTTTTTCTAACCAACCTAGGTTTTCCAGTGATACCACCACGGACTCCTTATTCATCTTATCCAATGAAAAATATTTTAGGTATTTTTCTGGACTTAATGTCTGGATGATTTTACCGTCCCTAGTTATTACGAAGTTTGGTATTTTTTTGTATTTTTTATTATTCCTGTATTTTAATGACTGTATATAGTTTATTGAATTCCTACCGGTGTGAGTTAAAATTATTTTATTTTTATTGTTATTTACCTCACCTTGATCCGTAGTATATATGTCAATAATGTCAATCATACATTTTTGGTATATGTTAAACGTTTAACTTGTTGTTCATCCTTGAAGAATCTATTCTCATCGAATAAATTTTCGTCTGGTGTGGTTGGTTGGACCTCAACTGGGATCTCAACTATTTTTTCAATTTCAACTATCCGGTCTACTGGAACCTCAACAATTTTTTCAACCTCAACTATTCGATCTACTGGAACTTCAACAATTTTTTCAACTTCTCTAATAACCTCTACCGGAACCTCAACAATTTTTTCAATTATTATTGGTTCAGCTTGGTCGGAGCTTGTAGGTAACTTAGTCGGTACTTGGTCGGTATCTTGTATGGTAACTTGGGGGGTGGTTGTGGGGTAGTTGTGGGGTAGTTGTGGAGTATCTTCGTCTTTTCTTTTTCCTTTAAAAGCTTGATTTGTCGCAATTACCAAGGTAATTGCCAATGGATCAAACACAAATATAAGGATTAATATAAAAAAGTTAGCAGTTTTTTTTATATCCCAATCTAACATCTCACTCACATATTTTATCACTCCAAGTTCACTTCCCGACAACTCTTGGGATTCCATATTTAATATCTCAACGTCAAGTTTTGTAATACTGTCATTATACCCATCAACTTTTTTTGACAATTCATCACGTCTTGTTTGAGCTTCTTTTAATTGGGATTCAAAAGTTTTACGGTTTGCGTTATTAGCTTTTGTTATTACCTGTCCGGTTTTTCTATCCACCGATTGAGTTGTTGTATTTGTCGATAATCCATCCCGTAATTTGGTGATGTCCCCATCAAGTATTGTTTTTTCTCGATTTAATTCACTTTTTATTTCCTCAAATCTTTTTTTCTTAACTTCAACATTTTTTATTTGTTTTTCACTAATTTCAAGTTTTGATATATTTCCCTGGAATCCGGTACTTAATAGTCCATATATACCAAGTGATGTAATTATTGATAGGGTAACTAAAGCTATGGTCATGTATATTTTCAAAACACCATAAGTTTGTTTCCATTTGTCGTGTAGATAAGTCGCGATAGCTATTTTGGATATTTCCAAAAATGATCCCATAATTATAACCGGTATAGCTACTCCAGAAAATACCACAGATAACCCTATAACACTATAATAAGCCGCTGTACCAGATAAACCAAGAGCACAAAACAATAAAAACCAAGGTAAAAATTTTTCTTTCATATCAATTGTTGTCTATTTATAAATACTATTATAGACATTTATTTGAATATGTCACTACTTCTAACTGGGTTCCGTGTTAATTGGATTAAAATAAAAAACCCCACGAATAATCGTAGGGTAATTAGAAATATAGGGAGATACCAAATTTACAACTCAGGTAATAGTCCGGCTTTTTCGACGATATTCCAGACTCTATCTTTGTACCTATCCACGGATTCGGTCTGATTAATATGGGTAAAACCCCTATCGGTTAATATAGCTAAGAACGTGATTAATTCACAAGTCATGTGGTCAATCTCATCAATGGTTAATCTTTTTTTTCTGATACCTTCCTTAAGAATATCATAGTTAACCTCAACTTTTCTACGTAAATCAGACATAAACAAAAAATTAAATTAATAAATATAAAACAAATATATAGGTTTTTTTTTAACTGGCCAAATTTTTAATGAATTCTTCTAAGTTTTTTTAAAATCTCATTAATATCATCTTCGGTTTGATACCCTAAAACATCATTAGTAAACTGTGTGTCATAAGTAATATCCCAATTATCCGGTGTCCCTTTAATTATTGCCACTTCCCAGGTGTTTCCATCACAATAAGATCCGTATCTTGTTGATCCTGGTATTTTAAACCTAACGACAGAAATACCGTACCCATTTGGTAAAAACAACTTACCTTGTTTCCCCTCACCAACCTGGTGTGGTTCAAAAACTATTTGATCGAAAAAAGACATAATATTATTTTTTGATGAATAATTTTGTAAAATAATCCATAGGTACCTTATATAGAGTTTCATAGAACGTTACACAACGGGTACCAATCTCAATAGACTGAGTTAAGAAGGTTACTTCCTCACCCTTTTTTACTTTACGACCATTAATACCACCACCATTTTTAAACGTGTACAGAATATAAGTGTCCTGAGTTGCTATAAATTTTTGACCTTTTACCATGACTAAATTTTAAATATTTAACCAAAGATAATGGTTTTTTTTTAATTTCCAAATATTTTTATAAATAATCAAATAATTCTGAACTTTCGTTTCTAAGTCTACGCAAAGCTTTATCTTTAATTTGTCTAACTCTTTCTTTTGTTAGATTAAAGTCAGATCCAATATCTTCTAACGTTCTTGGTGTTCCTGTTAATCCGTAATAATCTTCAACAATAACTCTTTCTCTATCATCTAGAATATTTAGAATTGACATCATTTTATCCTTTAATTGATCTTTAGTGTTGAAAATGGAATCTGGTGACTCCGCGTCATTGTTAACAATAACATCGATCAACGTATCACCTTCACTATTTATCGACATATTTAGATCAATAATTGATGGTAGTGATGTGAATTTGTCATCCATTTTTTTACCGGAGTTTTCAACTTCTTTTTTAGCTTTTTGTAAATCCTGAACAATATTAACCGGGAGTCTTATGGTTCTAGCGTTATCATTTAATGACTGGATAATACTTTGTTTAACCCACCAAACCGCGTACGATATAAATCTAAGATCCTTACCCCAATCAAAGTTTTTAATAGCTTTCATTAACCCAAAGTTACCTTCAGCTATTAAATCTTGGAGATCCATACCCTGGTTTTGGTATTTCTTAGCTACCGTAATTACAAATCGTAAATTACCGAGTAACAGTTCTTCCTCAATTTTATCCCTTTCGTATTTAGTTGTCGACTCTAATTTCATCTTTACAGCTAATTCTTTTTCCCTATCTGGGGTCATTACTTTAAGTTTCCTGATGTCTTTTAAATAATAATAAAGTTCTTCTTGATTAATTGGTATACCCCCATTTTTTTCCTTCATATTTCGTTATCCCCTTTTTGACTGATTGTTTAGTTTATTTAATTCTTGTTTAGTTAATGATTCCATACCATACTGACTTATTTTATCTAGAATCTCGTCCACACTTAATTTAGACTCCATGTTATTTACAATTTTAGTAAATCCACTCAATTCTTCTAAAAAAAATTCACCAACAAGTGATTTATATTCGTGTAATGATTTTTCATCACTCTGGATGTCATTTAAATAGTTTTTAATTTCTGATGAGATATTAGTTCTGAACCCGTCATTAGCTTGTACTATGAAATACGTAAAGTCAATCTCTACTTGTTTACCATAGATTAATAACACGTCCTCTAATTCGGACAACTCACTTGGGTCAGTACTAAAATGTATTACTATATATTTTGGTCCGTAAGTGTATTTAATGTTTTTGGAGTTTGAGAATCCCAATAAAACATCACAAATCTCTTCAGCTAAATCTTGTGTATTTCTAATATTATGTGGATACACGAATAGTAAATGTTTCATATTACATCATTATTTTTGACACATTATCAACTTTTTTAATTTTTACAATTGTATCAGCCCATTGTCCAACCATTGGGTTATGGGTGATGACAAATATTTTTTCAAAGTATTCTTTTATTTTGACAAAAAATTCAGATACCATCTCCAGGTTATCGTTAGATATTTTACCAAATACCTCATCAAACACAACGATATTTGGTTTTGGTAAACTACATATCTTACTTAAAACGGATCTTAAAGCTAATGAAGCTATTGTTCGTTCATATCCAGACCCAGATACCATTAATTTTTCAATTCCGGTCCCATTATCAATCATTACAAACTCAACTTCATTTTTATCATTTATTCTAATCTCCAATTTAAAGTATGAACTGTCTTCCATTAATCTTTGTAATTCTGAATTAATTAATGGCATCATTGTTTTCATAATCATTTTAGACAACCCGTTTTTACCAAAAGCTTCCAGGTACATCTTGTAGATCTTATCCTTTTCCTCTTCCTCAGATATTTTGATTATAATCTTTGAGTAATTATCAATTTTCTCATCAGATGACTTTATTTGATACTCCTTATTTGTGATTTCTTGGGTTTTAACCTTTTTATCACCTTCAAGTTGTTCAATTTTAAGGTCAGCTTTTATTATTTGTGTATCAATCTGTTGATTTTCCTTTATTTTATCCTGAACATCGTTCCACCTACTAATCTTATCATTTAAGGTTTCAATTTTTAAATCACAACTTTCAACACTTAATTCATACTTTTCTTTGATTAGTTTGTTTTTCTCATATTCATCAAAGTCTTTTTTAAGTTGTGTGTAGGATTTTTCTTTAACCTCAAGATCTTTCCATTTTTTTGATAGTTTGTCAACTTTAATTTCCCAATCAGATAATTCATCAATCTTTTTCTTTGTTAAAGCAGCTTCCATTAATTTGATCCCACAATGTTCACATTGAATCCCGTCACCATACTTTTTAATCAAATTTTCAATTTCTTGTACTTTGTTTTGAGAAGATACTAGCTCTCCATTTGTGGTCTTCATTTCATCTTTAATTTCATCGTGTTTATCCTCATGATAAAATTCTTTTGGTTCAACAACATTTAATTCAGAGATTTTTACAATAAATCCACTTTTTTGGGTCTTTAATTGTGAGATCTCCTCATCTGTTTTTGTTGGATTCAACATACTAATTTCAGTATCTATGGTATGTTTTTTCTTTAACATGTCGTCACGATATTTTCTACCAGTTGTCAATCTATCTTCAATGTCTAATAATTCTGACGACAAAGTTACTATATCATTCTTTAATTCGGAAATCTTATTCGAATTATTTTCAATGTCTGTTTTTAACTCCTCAGTATTGTATACGTTTGACATTTTAGACTTACTAAACTCTGAGTAAATTTCTTTACCAACTTCCTCCTTCCTTTTTAAAAACTCTAAACCCATAAACCTAGATAATACTTGACCTCTAGCTGTTGGTTTTGATTCCAGGAGTTCCTCCAGGTTAGTAGCGGTAGTCAATATGGTCATTAAAAAATCATCCTTAGTCCCGATAGAATTTTTAATAAAGGTTTCAGTTTCTCTTCTTTGTTCCCCAGTAAAATTTTGTAATTGACCATCAGAAAGTCTTTTAAAGAAGTCTAGATCGGTTTTTACATTCCAGTCACCCTTTTTTGACATCTTTCTTTCGATTGTACGAACGATTAAGTAATCCTCACCATCAATTGTTACCTCACCCTTTACCGTGACTTTATCGTGATTTGTAAACCTATTAAATATCTCCTCAGCTTTTGTTGTTTTTGTTGTCTCATTAAAAAATAAGAATAACAATAAATCAACTGAAAGTACTGTTTTACCACCAAAATTAGGTGGATCAGACTCGACAACTACAACACCGTTACATTTGTCAAAATCCATAACCTGGTTTTCACCGTAAGATAGGAAATTTGAAAATTCAATTTTTCTAATGTACCACTTTTTAAATTGTGTGTTATCAATTTCTTCCTCCGACATTTTATTTTCAACCATTCTGTTGATTGATATTACATCATCAATATAATCATCATAGTTCTTAGACTCCAAGAATTTTTTCAATAAATCCAACTGATAATTAACATCAGTAACATTTAAGGATACATCAACCGTTTGTTGGGTGTCGTCCTGTACTGCTTTGGACTTTGTCAACACATTCACATTTGTTGTGTTATATTTTTTCTGAAAATAATGTTTAACCCCTTTAATTTTATCTTGAGTAAAATTCTCGGGTAAATCTTCCCAAACAACTTGTATTGTTGGGTTCTCAAACTTTGAAAAATCTAATTCATTTATCATTATATCGTAATTAAATTGTTTTGGTGGATTAAATAGATCCAGTTGTGTCATTTCTATCTTCAATTGTGAACCCAGCGCTGTCGTGTGTTGGTTCGTTTTCAATAACTTCGATGTCTATTGTTTCGTCGTTATTTGAATCAGTAAAATCCAAATTATTCAACTCATCGTTTAGTTTTGTATTTGGAAAAATACCGGAGTCTTCAACCAAACTAAACGGTAAGTCTTTATCACCTAGTTTTACACTTAAATCAGGAGTATTCATACCATCCAATCGTTGTTCAAAAAGTTTATCAATTTGTTTTTTCATCATATACTTTTCTTGTTCGATTTTTCTGTTTCTTTTTTCAACTTTTCTTTTGTGTTCTTTAGCTTTCTTACCCATTTTATTTATTTTTAATCGTTTATTGTTTCGTTGTTATTATTTGTCATTTCCCTCACTGGTCTATTTTCTTCAAACCATTCAATGATCGAATTTAAAGCCCAAACTGATCCAGCTGATAACATTCCATCAAAGAATACATAAAAAAATTCATTATGTCCAATAAAATGTGTTACCGGTGAAAAAAAAGTTAATGATAGAAAAAATCCAACCCAAGTAGAGGTACACAAAACACATTGTATTAGTCCCGATAGGAATTCACCCAGGTACTGAAATGGAGCGTATCTGTTATTACCCCAATTATGGATTTTGTTTCTTAATCCGTTAAATATTGATCCATACACCAATATTGTTGTCATTCCGTAAGCGGCTAAAATAAAAATAATTAATTCCATGTTATATTTTTTGATTTATATTTGATCCCCTAAGATAAACCGCTATTTTTTTACTTGATTCATCCGTGAGATCTTTGTTTATTTTTTCTAATTCTTGAATTTGTTTGTTTTTATCGTTAATTTCCTTTCTTAACTTTTGTAGTGTTTCCTGTAACATCTTTGTTTCCTCGGTATTTTCTTTTGGTGTTTCTTTTAAAATGTCTAAATTACGTCTAAGTTCATCTAATTGTTCATCTTTTTTAGACATTTCTTCTTTCATTTTAGTTATACTTTCATCTAGTTCATTTTCAGTTTTTTTGTCGTAAATATATACTATTTTTTCGACAGGAACTTCCACTTTTATCTCTTTAATTACCTCTCTATCTACATATTTGATAACTTCGACTTCCGTAGGGGGGGTCGGAACTTCCTTTATAACCTCACGATCAACATATTTAATAACTTCAACCTCCTTTACTTCAGTTTGATTACTTTCACCCAGAAAACCGTATCTTTCAATATCAAACCCTTGTTTAAAACATTTAAAAACAAACTTATCAACGTCTAAAATATTATTTGTTCCACAATATTTAGATATTGATTCCAGGGTTTTTTTATCAAATATTTTTGAGAACTTCTGATCCATTTTCCAAGTCTTCGTATGATGTTATAAAAAATTTAAGGAATGGTTTAGGATTAAATAGGTCGGTATATGTGTATTCCTTCGTTTCGATGTCGTACATACCAAACCCGTGTCTTCCAATACTTTCACCAATATTGTTTTGGACTGTGGATCCAATCATATACCCTTTACCAGTTCCAAACTGAAACTCAGCTCTTTTATGTATGTCGCCACAAAGTACGGTTTCAAGACCATCAAACTTTTCAACATCATAAGCTTCTTCACCAAACTCAAATCCAAGGTCTGTTTTTAACCCGGATATTGGTCCGTGAAATAACCCTATTTTAATTCCTTTAGCTTCACTAAGATCTGGTGGGATATTCCCTTGGTATTGTGAATAAACACACCAGCTAATATTATCATCCTCATAAACACCCCTATCTTTATAATATACAATATTATCATCTTTAAGTGAGTCAATTATTGGTGTTAAAGCGTCCAACCTTTCAATGTTATTCACTAAAAAATCGTGATTACCTGGGATAATGATTGTTTTACAAATTTTAGAACACTCCGTTAAAACCCAACTAACCATCTCAATTAACTCTGGTGTCATTTGATTTTTGGAGTGGACTAGATCACCGGTAAAAACAATTCTATCTGGGGTTGTTTCACCCCATTGTTTAAACATTTCTGTTAAAATTGACCGATATAGATCATGGTCCTTAAATAATCTGATGTGTAAATCAGAAAAGTGTACAAGTTTTTTTATCATTACATTACAATTTTTGGTGGTGCTCCTAAATCATCGTGTCCATCTTCTTTAAATGGGTTTACTGATACAGGTATTGGTTCAAATCTACGAGGAATTATTGTTGATGGGTTTGGGAAGAAAGGATCAACGTCTTTTACTTCTCTCATTTTTTCTTGAATGGTTTCAATATCACTCTGTTGTATAACTGTCCAACGTCTATTGGTCATAAATCCATCTAACCATATATAAAATTCTTTGTGTGTCATATTTAATCCTCCTCAATATTAAAATCATATTCATCTTCATTTTCGATTTTATCCCACTCCAATTCTTGGTCCCCCCTGAAATCAACTTCTTCGTAAAACTTTTCTTCATCTTCTTCAAAAAGTTTAGCTTCCTCATCTGTTAACTCGGCAGAATACTTACAAATTGTTGTATAAGATTCAAACCATACTAATTTTTTTCCCATGTTTTTTTAATTTAATTCTCGATTATAAAGGTTTACTAATATTAATCTAGCTAGTTTAAACTCCCTGGATCTGTTTAATCTCAATCCATATGTCTTAGATATAGTATCTAGATATGGCATAGCTTGGGATATTGTCATTTTACCTATCTCCATTAGTCCACAAATAATTCAAAGTCTGTATTGACATGACCACAATCATTACACATGTAGGTTGGAAATGGTACTAGGGTGTCTTCTGGACTTCCGGTTAATAATTTAGGTACTTTCTTTAACATTGTGACTTCTTTAAAGAATTTACTCTCACACTTTTCACATTTAATTGTCTCTTGTTGTCTGAGATCAATCTTTGGTCTTATTATATCATCCATATTTGTTATTATTACATTTCAATAAACATTATTACCTCATTAATCGGTATTCTTACGTGGGGTATGTTTGTACTGCTCATTGGGTGTTTAACCATAACCTCATAAAACCCTTCAGGGCAAGCTTTTACTGTTGGTGTATTACTTATTCTTAAAATTTCTTTTGTTTCTTCCATGTCGGAAAAAAGTATGACAAATTTATCTGTCGTATTAAAAACTAACTTTTTCATATCTATTTATTAAAAATTGCTTGGATTACTATTACTATTATTATGAATAACAAGGCCCCAATCCATAATGGGGAGGTTACCCACCACCAGGACCAATCAATGTGTCCGGTTAATTTTAGAACTAGGAATATTAGGAATAAAATCATATTTAAACTAATACTCCCATTTGTTTCTTTATTACTCATGTTTATTTGTTTTACTAATTATATTACTTTTTTTTGACTTTGTCAAATTAGATTTAATATCCATATTAAGGATTAGGTCAATTGTTGATTTATCAACCCTATATTCCACATATTTACGGTCCTCGGTTAATCTAACAATGATACACCCAAGTAGTTTTACGTTTTCATACTTTGACCCCTCCAACATTTTCAATATTAATTTACCATACAGTGGTAATTGGGTTTTATAGTGTCCAAGTGCGTTGTTTGGTAAATACACAAACGGATATTTCATTGGTTTTGTATACCTTTGGGTTAAGAAGTTTTTTTCTTGGTTTGTTTTCCAGTCAGTGATTAATATTCCAATCTCACCCTTAGTACTAACGACCAACCACACCTTATCCGGTTGTCCTGTATATCCAAGTTCTGGGTGACCAAGTACTATTTCGGTGTCAAGTAAAACACACCCCCTATCTTGTAGTAACTTGATATATTCTTTACCAGCTATTATCATTGTGTCACTAACGATTATTTGTTGAGCGTCACAGTCAAATATTGGTTGTCTAACTTCCTTACTAATATTAAATTCTTTTAGGACGTGTTCCTCAAGGAAATAATGTACCCTGGATCCCATATTTGTTGATTTTCTACCTTTCTCAGCCCACTCATTTAATAATCTTTCAGTTTTGTCTGGATCACCACCGGACATTTCATAAGCTTTTTCTTCCGACGGGAACTCATCGTAGAATAACTTCATAACCTTGGATACTGATGGGAAATCAGTTCTTAAATTACCGTCCAGATCAACCATTGTATATTTATGTTCTTCTTCTTCAAAGGTCAATTGGAGTTCTTCCCTTTTTTTATTTAGAATTTCTCTAATTTCTTCAGCTATTTTTTCTATTTCCATATTTAATCTTTAATTTGTATAAAGTATTCTTCTATATTACCCCCAAGATCACAAACGTCTTTATCTTGTGGTAACTTCACTATTTTTATCTTTTCGTACAGTTTACCTCCGTTTAATTGTCTATATAATTTAACCGCGTTGTTAAAAGCGTCACCATCTAAAGCGATTATCACATTACCTTCAGCTTTTTCGTATATTTTTTCAAATAATAACTCCGACATGTGTTTACCTAACATGGGTATTGAGTTGTCTAGAAAAAACCCATCGAATACCCCCTCAACCAGGTATATATCTTTTTTCCAGTCGATTAGTCTCTCGTTGAAGATGATCTTATCTTTTTCAGCTTCTGGGTTCTTATATTTAAATTTAGTTCTTGGGTCCCAACTTCTAGCGATATAGTAGTTTAAATTTCCCTTTTTATCGTATGACGGGACAATTATTCTACCGGAATGACTACCTTGGTCACAAAAACCAATATTATATTTTTCAATTATTTCATCTGTTATCCCCCTATTTTTTAAATAATTGTACGCTTGTCGTCTAACTGGGTATACCGGGTTTGATTCACTAAACTTTGTGTATGATTCGGGTAATACCATTTTTTGGTATTTTTTCTTTACTGGAACAATACTCTCCGGTCTTAAAATACCATATAATTTTTTATGGGATTTATCCCCATATTTAGAAAATAACTTGTTTAATGACCCGTGAGTGTCTTCACTATCACCACAGGACCAGCATTTATATACCCCCGTAATGTAATTTACCTCCAGGTTGTGTTTGTCTCTCCCATCATCACAAACAGGACAATTAAACGATATTTGACCTTTGTTTTCATAGTGTAGTCCATAGTCACCAAGAACTTCCATTAATAAATCAACTATAGCTTCTTGTTCATCAACCATTTTAAAGTTTTTTACAAAAATATATATTTAATTCCAATAAAACAAAACTTCACAAGTTTTTTCTTATTTCTATATTTATTATAAACACAAATAGTATTAATGCCAACCAGTATTACATTAACATCAGTTTCAGGTTTATCACCATTTCACATATACGTCTGTGATACCGGTTTTACATCTTGTATTTATGTTAATACGGTGACACCAATTGATATTCCATATCAAATAGGTATACCACCATTATTTTCATCACTATCAAATGTTGTCGTAAAAGTAGTCGACACAAATGATTGTGAAATTAAACAAACCGTTTTAATTTGATGTCTGTATCTTGTGGACCATATTGTATATACGTACCTGGTTACCCATATAGTGGGAATTATACTAATGCTGGTACATATGATACATATTCATACTTAACTGGTAACACAACACCAACATATTACATGTACTATTTAACTGGTGAAACAAAGTGGTGTTTATCAACAGTACTTGGTGGTTCAATTTGTGATCAATTTGGTCCATTGGGTTCAACTTCATTGTGTCCCGATTTTGATCCATCCTTTTTTAATGGTAGTGGCGTTTGTTTGACACCGACACCAACACCGACAGTTAATTGTAGTATTCTTGATTTTGATTCAATATTAAATTGTTTTGTACCTGTTACACCAACACCGACCGCTACCCCAACTGTCACACCAACAAACACACCAACACCAACAGAGACGGATTTATGTGGTGGTTTTGGTATTAATTTAACAGTTTCCTACATAACCTCGACTCCAACACCAACCCCAACACCAACCCCAACAGTTACACCAGAAATTACAAGGCCTTGTAATTTTAATGGTCAGGTAATTTTTAATACTTTAGATGAGTTAATGCGTTGTCCAAATAGTAGTGAATTTGTTGATTGTTATACGGGTCAAAAATATATCACATCAGAATCTGTATTTTTACCAACTGGGGATATTCTAACAATTGGTACAGTGTATAAGATGAACGTTAATAGTGTTTCAGTATGTGCGACATTTACCGGATTGGTTGACAATATAATCGGTGTTGATCAAATTACTATTATATCGGTATTTGGACCATCTAGTGAGGGTAATTGTATTGTTTGTGTTCCGGATTCAACACCGACACCGACACCGACAGTTACACAAACAATGACACCAACACCATCAACAACACTTCCGGTGTGTCTTGAGTTAATAGTATCTAACACAATACCGTTTGAATCTTCATTCCAATACCACGATTGTATTTCTGGAGAATTAATCACACAATCAATCGGTCCAAATGGATCAATAACAATATGTACCAAAAAAGAACCTTCCGGTCCATCTAACATATCTTGGGATCCAACAGGTGTTAACTGTTATCCGACAACACCAACACCGACACCGACAAGGACAATGACACCAACCCCAACAATGACACAAACACAAACCCCAACAATTACTCCTAGTCAAACACCACCACCATGTATGTTTATGATGACAATTGATACAAGGATAACAAATCCATCGACAAGCCCTGGAAATAGATTTAAATTCCCTAACACACCGGGTTGGGTTGACGTAACCGTTGAGTGGGGTGATGGTAGTACTGATGTATTTGGTGGTGGGTCACATGTAGCTCATATCTACCCAATTGGTGATATTTACCAATTAAAAATTTACGCGAACCCTGGTGGGTCTGTGGTTGGTTTAAACTTTGGTGTTGGTAGTAGTGATGAAATAAAAATATTAAGTATCGACTCTTGGTGTGGATTTATACCTACTGAGAATGATAACTTACTTGGTGCTGACAATTTGGATATGTCATCAACTATTGGTGTTCCTAATATTCCTCTTGCTATTTCAACTGGAAATATCGGTTCCCTTTGGAATATGTTTCAGGGTACTTCAGTTACTAATATTAATAACGTTGGGTCTTGGGACATCTCAGGTCTAGATATTATAGACTGGGGTAACGGTGGTGGTCCTGGTACTGGTATAAATTTAACACCGACTAATTATAGTTCACTCTTAATAGGTTGGGCTTCTTTAGGTTCCTCATTATCGGTGGGTACATACTTTGATGCTGGTACATCACAATATAATAATGTACCGGTAGTTGTAGCTGCTAGAAATTATCTAATCCTAACAAAAGGATGGACAATAATCGATGGTGGGCCAATATAAAAAAAAATATCGTCTAAAAAGACGATATTTCAAATTATCATTATTTTAGACGATATTATTTCCAAATCTCATTGGACTTCATATATCCTAGAACACAAGTGTAAGCGTCTGTCTGGTCGAAATTTTCCTTTTTTAGTGTGTTGTTTTTAGTGTATAACCACCTTATTTGTGGTTCTCTTTTAGCCACATGTTCCCAAATGATCATTTTTTTATCAATATCTTTAGGTAACCCACCAAATAAGACGAATTTCTTTTTGTCGTTTTCTTGTACTAATTCCGGGAACGCGAATTTTCTTGAGTTATATGTCGATATAAATTCTGGTATGATACCTAATATATTATATATTTCTTTAAAGATGAAACTATTAAACCTTAATAGTGTCTGAATTGTATATATATTGTTAGAATTTAATAATGGTTCCTCAATTATAACTTTAACAATTCCCAAATTTTTATATTCTTTTAATTTTTCTGAGAATATTTCAGATTTAAGTATCAATTCTTTTAACTTATCGTCGGGTACCGGTTTTGGTCTTGGTGATACGTGTGTCAACTCCAACAACTCTTGTGTTTTTATCTCAAATAGAGCCCAACCTATCGTTTTTGTTGATATATCTAGTCCCAAAACCTTCGGACTATTCTTAATACTTTTTGACATAATATTCTTTTTAATTTAAAAATAATATATATCGAAAAAAAATGAATAATTTATTAAAAATCTATTTTAACCAAATACTGTTGTATACCGGTTCTTAGTGTTGGTGATTGTAGTTTCGACATAACAAGTATATCTTTATTCTCATCCAATAGAGCTATTTCGGTAATATAAGATTTGGTTCCTGGGGTCCAGGTTGGGTTTGTTGTGTTTTGGAATTCAGTATCATTCAGATTTATCTTATACCTCATCTCGTAAATTGTGGCTTGAATGTCTGACTCCAGTGATCCGTAAAAATAATATTCATCACCAAAATTTAAATTCAAACCGGTCGTTCCGTTAGGTACCAATTCAACATAATCATTTAGGTTATAATACGGTGCTGTGTTATATAATTCGGGTGTAATTATAAATGTAGTCCCGGTAAGTGAAGTCTCCGTAACATACCCATTTAAGAATTGATCTGAAATCGCTGATGTATAATCAATTATTTTCCAAAGTGATGAATCAGGTCTTTGACCTGTAGGTACTAATTGACATATAATTTCAAATGTATCAGCGTAATATCCGTTTGGAATGTCACAGGTTGTTGGACAAATTGTTGTTGTTTCGGTGACAACAGGATTAATTGTTGTTGTGGTGGTGACTGGTACATAGTCAGGTTGTGTTAAACATTGGAATTCCCCACCAAATCTAATCGCTACGTTTTTTGAAGTTTCTGGAGTACATATGTTACTTTCTGTTATTTTTGAGTAATAATTACAGTGTAGGGAGTTTGTGAAGTCCACAGTGTTTGATAACCTATATGTAACATACAACGTTTGACTACTACCTGTAATAATACCAGTTAAACTAGTTGTTATATCGCATGTATTTGGTGTTATTAGTGATATTTGTGGTGCTGGTAGTGTCCAATTCCTATTTGATTTGTATGACATAGCAGCTACCAACTCTTCGTCATCAATTACCACCATTTTATTGTCTGGGAATACTTTACCAACTCTATTTGGTATACCATCAGAATTAGGGTTTGTGTCCCATAAATGGTAATATCTAATTCCTGGTTGATTCATATCTGAATTCTTCTTGGATTTAATGTATTGTACCTTAAATAGGTCTTTATCATCAAATCCAGGTGGGTCAACCCAAAAAGTTTCACCAAAACAACATTCAGGGTTTTTGTGCCACATTAACCACGGAACATGGAATTTAAAATTCCTAGCTTGACCGGTAGTGTCCTGTGGGTTTGTTGGGTCGTATGGTTCCAACGCAAACTTTTCACCATAAAATAAATCTATGGTCTGGTTGGTGTAGTGTACTATTGAGACACATTTTTGTTCTTCTGGTTTAACCTCAATAATCTCATCAAATGAATTATAATAAAATGTTCTACTTGTATCTGACTGTCCCAAACTAGAGTTATAACCCAAATACTCTTTTGTACCTATGTAATCAATCGATCCAAACTTGGTATAATCCTCAAAAGTGTTATAATTTAATCCAGCTGGATTCTCCGTCCATGGAATATTCATATTCCAAATTTTAACATCAAACTCATCAATATCACAAACAGTTTCAAAATTAATAGCGTCCGTACTCCAGTGTGGTCTAGGTGTTACACTGTCATATAAAGTCGTCATATTTGGTGGGTATATCAACGTTCTAGCGATACATCCAGGTAATAACCCAAGTAAATTTGGTGTTGGTCTATCTAAAGTTAACTTATTACCACAAACACCAACTATTTTATAGGTTAGGATTGGATAACATGAATTTAATGACACTAAACAACTAACTTCTGGTTCTGGTGGACACACAGGTCTTGGACTTGGTGACAAACAAGGTGTTTTGGTTGGTGTAGGTGTTGGGGAAGGTGATATACAAGGGTAATCTTTTGTTGAACTTGGTGTGGGTGTTGGTGTGGGTGTTGGTGTTGGTGATGTTTCGGGTGATCCTAAACCATTTCCACCCCCATTTCCAATACCTAATGATGATTCATCACAATAAATTAAATTATCGTCATTTTCGGTCATTAGATTCTCAGTTAATTCTGTTAAAATGTTACATGAGTCTATTGTCGGTGTTGGACTTGGTGTGGGTACTGGTAAATTTGTACATTCACAGTTATATGATGACTTTCCATCATAAAAAATAGTTATTATATCACCAACACTTGGTTTTTTAATGTTTGTTGTATTACAACCAGAGTATATGACATCAATAGTATTTGACCCGTCGAGTTTTGACATGTCAACAACGTAGTTTGCACTTATAACATACCTATCACTAGTTAAAGCACTCCAACTAATTGTGTCAGCTGTTGTGTTCCCGGTAAAAAATCCTCTTAATGGTGCTCTGTTATACACAGAATCAACCACCGAATCCATATATGGTATACCATATGTATTCCCACTAGTACCGTCAACAAAATATGGATATTTTATACTGTGTTTTGTTGATTGTGGAATACCTGTACTATTTTGTGTGTTAAATGGTGGTTCAAGTACATAACTATTGGGGTAGTTATATAACTCTGGTAGTTTGTTGTACGATATTTCACTATCACCGATTTGGAAATACTTTATATTGAAGTTGCCCTGGGATAGTTTCTGTCTACCGGTATCTGTTACTCTGGTATTTACCAAACCACTTGTATTTTTAATTATGTACGCCATTTACGAATAAATATTTAGAATATCTTTTTAGGTGGATTATTGACCAAAATTTCACAACAATCACAATTGGTAACATCTACCGTACCGATGGATAAAGACATACTCAAATTGTTTCCTTTACAGAACCCAATATTTGGTGTTAAAATGTCGTCGGTATATGTTCCAGTTATGATGTTATTTCCGGTTATAACAAATGTTCCGGATCTATTATAGATTTCCTGGATACCAGTGAATAACGGTGGACAACCATTTAATGATGGTATTATAGCTGACGTACCGGAATCTATTGGTAATTGACCATAACCATTAACTGTCACCACACAATCGTATGTTGGTACCGGATCAATAGCTCTTTTCCAATATTTAAATACACTTTGTTGGTTTAATTCAAATGATATTGATGTCCCAATTGGTAGTGGGTTATCCAGTGATATTGTAAATGAATTTGTATTTACATCTAATGATAATGTTAGGTTATAGACCGATGTTGGTGCTGGTACTAATGTAGCTGTTGTGTTACTCACACTTCCTGTTGAATCTTTTACAAAGATCAAATAAGTTCCTGGTGATAGGTTCATAAATGTTGGTGCTAATTGATATGTCACTCCTCCATTTATTGAATATTCATATGGTGGTACACCTGTCGTTGCGTTAATAATTATACTACCATCATTACCACATATTGGTTGACTTTCAACTACTTTGAAGTTTATTATTGATAGTGGTTTACACTGACCCACATTAACAATTACTGAGGATATTATTGACGCTCCAACTGGTTGCCACCCAACGACTGGTGGTGTGACTGGATTTGAGTTTACGAATTGTCCAGGGAATGGTCCGTCAATAATCCAATTGGATGTTATTCCTGTGTTCCAATATAATTCATAATCACCACCTAGTGATAACCATTGTTGTTGACCATTTATTAATCCATTAGGGTATAATACTTCTTGATAAACCGTGTCTTTAATCTCATATTCGTTTGTTATTAGATTGAATATTGCTATCGACTGAATATATGTTAAACATAAGGTTTCACCAAACGGTATTGTTGTTGTTGTGGTTACAGGTATAAGTGTTGTTGTTGTAGTTACTTGTGATTCTAAAATACAGGTTGTTCTAACAATAAAATCACCATAATAATCGGTAACAGTTGCTGGATATTCACCAACATTTAAATCACTTAACACCGTACTAACACTTCCATTTTCCCAATTTATTTGGTATGGTGGGGTTCCACCTGTAATTACCAATGTTAATAGACCATCAAAAGATGTATTGGTTGACGGGTCTACCGATAAACATTTAACACCCATGGGATATAATGTAAGTACGTCACACTCATTACCTCGTTTAATTGGTATTGGGTTTGGTTTAAAATATGGTATTGTTGTGGTTGTGGTTACATGTGGTATTTGAGTGGGTGTTGGGGTTGGTGTTGGGGTTGGTGTGGGTGACGGTGATATTGGTGGTTGTGGACACGGGTTTGATTGTTCACATAATACACAATGATAATATAAAACCTCATCAAACGATAATGTTGTCACATCCACATATAGGTCTGGATCACAACTATAGATTGGTGGACTCTGGTTATTACCAAAACTAACCAATTCAAAACAACCACTAAAATTTTGGTTTGGGTTTGATGATGATATGGCTTGATTAAAATAATACGTTTGTCCAATTGTGGCCGAACTAAACACTGGGGAGGTACTTACCCCCTTAAAGGATATTAGTTCCCCATCACAACAACCACTAAAACAATATGTGGTGTCTGTCTTATTATAAAATGATACAGTAACGTCAAGTGATGGTGATGTTACTGAAAATGAAAATAAAAAATAGGTCAGACTTGGTTGTAGGTTAATAACCTTCGACGTACCGTATCCATCAACAAAATTAAATCCGTTATAAACTGTTGTTCCGGTATTTTTAACCGACCATATAGCACCCATAGTGTTTTATTTAATAAATAATCGTTTTTTTATTTTTTTAAGTATGACTTCATCACTTCTATGTATTTTATTGTGGAACTTTCCGGATCTATATAATCAAAATGTCTAATATCTTCCGATAATTTAACTAAAGGGTCGACATTAATGTAATCCCCTTTGTAGAATTTTGTACTTTTTAAATTTTCGGTAACACCAGCCATGTGTAATATTGGTGATTTTTCATATTTTTCTATTGTGTCAGTAGCCCAGGAAAAATCTAACTTATCGGTAACTTTAGTCTCAACATTATGTAACCATAAATTCCATAACAATGACCACATTTCCGCTGTCCAAAACTGTATTTGACCTGGGTTTATTGGGAATCTTTTTTGGTAATCCATCATTTGATCGTATAGTGGTGTACAATCACAATATATTTTACACCACAAATCACTATTCGTATTTTTAATTAAGTATTGACCACCACCTGAATTTTCCTGATTATCTTTTATTACATTAATGTCAATCCCAACAACCTCAGCCATTTCCTCAAATAATTCATTTTTGTAAGTACTAATGTGTTGGTTTTCGTATTTACGACAACAACTTATTATATACTCATACCCAATGTATGAAATTGTATTTGACATGTATGTTATACCATCTTTCAATAATGAATCAAAATCTGGAAGTTCTCTGAAAATAATATCAGCGTCATGTAGAAAAAATAAGTCACCTCGACTTTCATCTTCTTTAATCCATTTATGTATTAGAAATGGTTTAATACTGGGTATGTATGATTTTTTTTCCCTATCATCAATATAAAAGTGTACATTAACACCCATGTCCCTTAATTTTTCACCTTCTTCTGAGGGTGTGTGGTTACCGTTAACTAATCCAAAAATTATATGAATATTTTCAGGTTTAATCCCGTTTTGTATGAAATTATGAACATATACCTTGGATTGCCAATGGAAGTATGGGACATCTGGTTGTGCCGTTACAAATAGAATATCTTTCATAAATAAAATATATTTGTAAAATGAACAAAGTGAACCTAATAAATCTTATTTAAAACTAATATTTCAGTAAAAATGAAATTAGCTGCGTTTGTTGAATTGAACTGTGCTGTAATGTCAAGTTGATTTGGGATTGTCGTATCAAAAGTAGTTTGATTTAAAGTACTAAAATTATCACCTTCAAAGGTACCACCGGCATTTTGTGTAAATGTAAAGAAACCCGAAGATTGTATTTTTGCATTTCCAGCAGTACCCACAGCTCTAATAGTAAATGTTACTTCAAAAGAAAAATGTGATGACGTAACATTTGGCATATTAAGTGGTCCAACAACACCAAATTCAGCAGAACCTGATTTTACTCGTAGTGTTAAATCGTCACCATTGTTAGCACCTAAGTCACCGGATACCCTAACAACAAAAGAATCACCAACAGAAAATCCGTTTGTTGGAACGTTTAATGTACCCACACCAGGTCCAATAATACTTAATTCTGATGTTGTGCCAGATACTGTAATACTATTTCCTGTTTGAGCATATAGACCAAAAACTGTTGGTCCAGGAATTGTTTTATATTTTACCATTCCAGATATGGTATCCCTAACTAAATAATCGGTAGCGGTTTGGTCCTGTGGTGGTGTATTCTTTATCAATAAATTATTTATATGTACCGTACAAGCTGATTGTGTTGATATGTTACTTCCGATTACTGTTGAAAAGTTATGATTTATCACGTTTCTACACCCTCCGACTATTGTCGAATAGCAAGAGTTTATTATATTCCCGTTAGCCAGTAATATTGACCCCCCACCAACAATTGATGAAAAAGTACCATTAACAACATTTTGTATATCACCACCAATAAAATTATAATTACATAAAGTTTTATTACCCAACGCTGGACATGATCCACCACCACCGGTTATCACGGATCTGTCCCCACTGACGGTGTTAAATCCACCTCCACCAACAAATCCAGCTAAACCTAATACAGTATTACTGATACCACCACTAACGACAGAACAATTACCGGATGAGTCTGATGATGTCCCAATTCGTTGTGTTGAGTCCGTTCCGGGTCCAACTTCATATAATGTTGTTCCGGTAAATCCGGATATTACTTGTTCAATTGTAGCTTTATATGAGGATCCAGCTGGGTTTCCTTGTGATATGTCGGTTGGTATTACGATGTGTATAAGATCGTTTAATGTTACACCAGAAGCTAATGTTTGGTCAGTTAAAAAAGCCATGTTATTTTTATTTTATAAATATTACTGGAAGTCATAAATATCCCCAGACATAAAATAAAACTCAGTACCGTCTTGGAATAGTTTTTCTGGGTCAAAGTTTTCACAATACAAAATATGGAATCTTTCACAACCGTCACTTGTGATAATTTTTAAACCGATAGCTGGTGCGGTGTCAAAAGATGGTGGTAAAATATAACTAACTATTGGTGGTACCGTACTAGTCAAATTATCCAATGAAATACAGTCATCACCAAAAACATTACAGACGTAGATCATATAGTTTGGTCCCAAACCGGTTATATTTGTTATAATAACTTGTGTCATTATGGAATTGTCGTTGTGGTGGTTATTGGTGGTAGTCCACAATCAATACATGATATATCATAAACTATTTTCAAGTTAATAATAAAATTAGACCCATCGTATTGGTTAAATGAATATGGTTGACAAGATTCTTGGATTTCGGCACAATCGTTATATATTATAATTTCATTATTATTTACATCAAAATCAACATTACCAACACCTGGGAATTGTTGTAAAGTTTGTCTAACAGTATCTAGATATTGTAATTCGGTTGGGTAATCTGTAATTCCAGATGAGGTGTAGAACGTATTTTCAATCACGCTGTCGTCAATTTTAACCTCAACAATAAATTGAGCTGAGTTGATAATACATCCATAGTCGTTCAAAGTTAGATCATAAAAACCTTCATTAAACATTTGTAATATCCCCCGTTTACCTAATTGTCCGGTGTTTTTAAAAACTTTTTCACAAACCGTATATGTTTCATATGATGATACCAATTTAGTACCTTTTAAAATCACTGATTTAGTCAGTGAACATCCGTCCGAATCAACTACTTGTAGGGTATATGTACCCGCTGATAGGTTATTTATTGATGGTGTTGTTTGACCACCTGGTGACCAAAGATATGTAAACGGTGGTGAACCACTGGTTATCATCGTTGATATTTGACCATCATTACCTGTTACCGGATCAAACGGTAATAGAGTGAAAAATACATTTTGACTTGGGTTAACGTAGAAATTGGTTGTTTGAATACATCCAACTGAGTCTAAAACATAAGCGGTGTATGTTCCAGGTGCTAACCCGTTAAAGGTGTTTGACACTTGGTATGGGTATGTAACGGGACTACTAGTTGGTCCAACAACTTGGTATGTATATGGGATAATCCCCCCAGTTGTAGCTATTATTTTAACTGACCCATTATTAAGTCCACAGGTTGTATTTGTTACGGTGGTGTTGACTCTAAATTTGTCAACATTTTTAATTTCAATTATTTCGGTATATGTACAAACACCATCATCAATTATCAATGTATAAATTCCACTGGATAATCCGTTATAGTTAAATATTGTATTTTCATTAATGTCAAATACAGTATTCCCAGAGGAATCGATTAATTGGTAACTATATGTTCCGGATGGTACACCAGAATTTAGTGTAACACTTATAGACCCGTCTAAATTACTACAAAAAGAATTTGTTACCGTGATATTTGTCACACTAAAACTATTGGTGGTAATGACGTTTGTTGATCCAGATGTTGTACAAAATCCAGAATCCTGAACAAACACATTAAATACACCTGACGACACATTTGTGAATGTATATGATGTTGAGAATGATATTATGTTTTCCCCGTTGGATCCTGAGTAGAAGAATGGTCCGGTTCCACCCAATAACTGTACTGTCACGTCACCATCACTACCAAAGCAACTGGGTTGGGTAGCTGTTATTAACCCAATACTCACATTATCTACTTTTCCAACACCTGTAATATTAGTTACGGAACAACCAAGTGAATCCGTAACTGTAACTGGGTAAAAACCTTCTGTTAGTCCGGTAATTGTTGATCCGGTTTGACCAATACAACTATATGTGTATGGTGGTGTGCCTGTAACCCCAGTTATATATATTTTACCATTTGGTATTCCAGAACAACCATAGTTATCAACAACATATGTTCCAAAATTAAGGGTATTTGATGTGTATACTAATACGGTTTCACTTGTTCCGGAACATCCACCCTCATCACTTACTGTGACATAATATGTGTCAGCTGAAACTGGGTCAAATACCGCAAACGTACCACCATTTTTAACATCTAAAACATTACCTGATATATCATATAGGGTATAACTGTTAGACCCAAAAACTGATTGTGTTGTAGCGGTTATAGATCCGTTGTCATTCCCACATGTACTACCACTGGATGATAGACTTACGGTTATACCACTGGAAATGTTAAACCCATATATACTTGGTGGATCTGGTGTAGCGTCTTGTATGTATACAAAATAACTAAACCCAGTTAGATTATTAGCTGAATAACCGGTCACACCAACAGATGTTGGTAATAACCCAGTTGTTGTAGCTTCGTACACAGTGAACGTTGGGCTATCCCCAGCTATATCAAATGATACCGCTCCTAAACCACTGTTGGTACAGTCCCCGGTTACGGATAAGTTATATATTGAAATGAATCCCATTAGTTATTACATAATATATTAAAGTTTATACCGACATTAATTTCAATTGTGTCTGTTGGGTCAATTGGTATACAGTTATTATTATACACCGAAACCGTTTCCTTTGTTTGGTCAATGAAATAACTTAATCCGGAATCCTGTAATTCATCAAGTGCTTCACTTAGAGCGGAAACCCACTGTTGATTTGTTGGTATACTACTTGAATAAGTTAATCCATACCCAATATAGAATGGGTATACATTTAATATAACACCACCAATTCTAATGTCAACATACCAATTAGTCTCCAGTGTTGATAAAACGCAGTCATTATTTAAATCCAACCCATTGTTGATGGCGTATGTGTTAAGTGTGTCCGATAATACAACCCCAAATGATGTTGTCAAACTATTATTACTCCAAGGATATAACCCACACTCAATAAATTGTGTCGGACAATCATAAACAAATATTTGTCCCGTAATCTTACATGAGTTACATGGTACTGGTAATAATTGACATCCAGCTTGTCGTCTCCAAACAAATTTTTGTCTGTGGAATATTGAGTTTTCCAACCTAACCCCCCCATTCCATAATGTTGTAGCTGGTACCATTTGTTCTACTAATCTTAACCAGTAGTCACCTAAACCATTAACATAGTCTATCATGGTTCTATACGTAAAATTATCATTAGGAACATTTATAGATTCCTGTGATTCTAGGTATCTCCAATATATAGACTGTAGTGTTGGGTACCCCCCGGTTTTACCGTCGTTAATATATTGTCTATTCCTAACATTTATCGTATTTTTCCAAAATGTTTGAGCGAACTCAAAGAATGTTTTTTGTTTTGGTTTTGGGATTATTTCAGTCCAATCAATACCACCTCTTTGTGGATATGGTGTGTTTGGATTCGGATTACAGTACGTCGGTTGGATGTAGTTTAATCCTTCCTCTGGGATTGGGTAGTTATATTTTCTTGACATTGACCATACGTCATAAACCAAACCTTGTGACGGGTTTAGAAATATATCCACATTTTTAACATTTAACACCAAGTTTTCGTCATAAGCTATGTAATAAGCGTTAAAGTTACCATCACTAGTATTTCTTAATGGACCAACATCATTTGACCAACTTTTATTATTATCTATTGTTTTTCTAAGTCTAAATCCTAGATCCATATATGGAAAATCCCTATATCGATTTAAATATTCTTCACCATAATTAAATGGTTGTAGTATTGTTTGGTAATTCGGATTAGATCCGGTAAAAACACTATTTGTTAGATCCACCTGTTCTGGCATTCTATGTTGTGGTGTAGACTCAAACCAACCACCCCCTTTTTGGAAGAAGAAATTTTCGGAAAATTGTGGGTTTGTCGGGTAACCATTTTCATTAATCGGGTAATCTAAAATAGTTGTCTGTACGTCTGAACTAATCAATGAAGTTGTAAATCCGGTATATTTAACTCCCATGATCGAGAATATATCTGTGGTGTCCAATACTGGTAATTCCTGGACATAAGTTCCACCGGAAATTTTAGCGTACTGTACACCGAATTCATCCATGTCAATTTTTTGATCAGCTAAGTAAACATGTTCATTAAATTCAACTAAAGCTTCTGGAGCTCCTACTAGTCTTAATAAAATTTCAATTGACTTTCTGGTTCCTTTAGATTTGAATAAATAAGCCGAATTTAAAATTAAATTCCTGTAGTATTGGTAATTAAGTTCGTCTGGTGTCATACCTCTTGACCATCCAGTAAATTCATTTGACCCAGTGTTAAATACTGAGTTTAAAAGTTCATCATTACTTATTGGTGATATATTTGTTTTCCAACCTAGTGTTTGCGCTAAATTCTTTAACAATTGTGATGGAATATCATTACCAATATTATAATTAACTGAATTCATATTTGATAGAGCTGATATAAACATTTTTGTTTCATCAAAACTTCTACCGTATATCTGTAATAGTTTTTCAAATTTTTGATCCGAGGTGTCAAATTCCTTTAAAGCTCCGGTGGTTAAAAATCTAGAGATTAAGTTTGTTCTATACTCATCTAATAAATTTGTGTATTCATTTAGTTTACCTAAATATTCGTCAAACTTTCTAGTTTTAATATCTAAGTTCCATGGACCTTCCTTGGGGAATGTTAAAATTTCATTTGTTATACTAAAAGATCCGTCATCATTCTCTTTAGGTAGTATGAATGTCGCGGTATACTCTGGTACAACCATTCTGTTTAGTAAGAATTTTTCAACCTCATCAAAATCTTCGTTAAATGATTTATTTGTGGTTAACTTATTTGGTCTTAAATTGTATGGGTCTGTAATTGTTGTATTACCAGAAAAAGGATTTCCAAGAACAACAACAGTTAGTTTTGTGTCAGCTGATGGGTCAATCGGTGAGTAATAAACTATTGGGTATTCATTATCATAAAAAAATAGTGAATATTTTAGGTAATTTTTTGTGAAGTTCCTAAGTGGTGATACTTCTATTTCCTTTAACTCAAAGTTTCTATCTGCGTTTGTTGTGTAATCAATATCAAATGTGTTATATAAATTATCTAAATTAATATCGAAAGTTGTTTCGTTTTCAACTTGATCATAAACAATGTTAAAAGCACTGTAATATGTACCAAAATTTGGTTGTTGGCTATATACTTGTAAAGCAGCTGGGAAGTAATTTATTATTTTTGTTATCGAAACTGACATTCTTTTACTTAGTGACCCATATAGTGTGAAGTTACTAACTTGTGATAAATCAAAATTTGGATAAACTCTAAAATTTTTAGCTAGTATTGTTCTAGACTCCTCAACACTATCGATATTCATTGAATTTAGTGATATTGGGTCGGAGAAAGCTCCTATTGTGAACGTCCTATCTTTTTTCTCACTTAACGCAGTGGTAAATTCAAAATTAGCTTGTGTTAAACCACCTCCAGCTACTAACTGGAACCCAACCAAGTTGTCCGAAAACGAACCTTCCCCGCTTGGTAATTGTGGTGGACAAGTATATTTTTTTATAGCCATTACGGAATTATATTAGAAAAACTTTTACTAAAATCAATATTACCCCCTCTATCCTGTCTAACCTCATAAAGTAGGTCGTTAAATTGATCTCTAATCTCATAAAGGTTGTATTGTTTGTAAATATTGTTATTTTTATCGTACATCGTGTAGATCCCGTCATCAATAGATTTCGTTTGATTACCGAACATAGCGATAGCTAATGTTGATATATCGTGTTCAACTATTTCAATTTCCGTCGTTATTGGGTTAAAAAATGTATTTGTTATTATGATGTTTTGATCTGGTTGACCAATAAATGGTGTAGCGTTAGGTTTGTTAGTTGGTGATGATGATGGTGATAAGGTACAGAATACTAAATTTGTGGTACCCTCAACATATCGATATCTAATTGATTTTTGTGACGTGTTTGTTAAATTTTGATAGACCGGTTCACAATAAAATGATGAGGTTATAATTCTAAAAAAATTAGGGATTTTTGTACCGTCGGAATTTAAGTACTCAACTCTAAACCCAACCAAACCTTGATTAATAAATTTATTCCTATATTGTGTGGGTACGTTATTTAAATCAATAACCAAACCTTTTACATTCGGTAAAGATGATAATATTCCACAATCGGTTATTACCGTTCTAATTTCAGCTGGTCTAATGTAAAGTGTGTAGATACCCAATCTATTAAACACGTCAGCTGGTAATTTTAAATTATATAATCCACCCAATATCTCAACATTAGTGTTCCCACCTGTTAAATTATTATGAAAATATGGTCTCAAAATGGTACTAGCGTCCAATTTTTGTAATATGAAGTTGTCGGTATCATCCCTACTAGGAGTATAATTCAATATAATCTCAACGTCGTCTGGACTAACATCCGCACTTCTTATTGTTCCGTAATTACCTGTTGCCACAATTAATTTGTTTTAATTTTAGTTTATTTATAAATACTAATTATAGTCATTTTTAACTTTGAAAAACCCATAACCGTATTTAACTAAGTCACCCAGATTATCTACCTCCCCCAGTCTTTCAATATATTCAAGAGCGGTCAACTTACCCCTATCAACATACACGTTTGTTTGGACCTCTGGTTGGTCAATGATATTAAGGTAACTTTCATTCTTTGTGATCGCTGACAATATCATGTCATTTAACGTTAATCCAGATGATTGTGTAACGTATAATGTGGTTCCGTCCTCGTAGTCATAATAATCAATATCACTTATGGTGTAAGCGGTATATGACCCACTTGGGTCCGGTCCCCAATATATCCCAACATTACCTGATGTCCCAGTTACTGGAATACCTAATTTAAATTTACCACCATATAGATTATACTTGGGTCCATACTGTATTAAGTCATTAACTGTTGATTCTGTGTATCCAGTAACGAGAAATGGTACAGATATGTAATTACTACTTACAAAGTCATTTATA